CCTTATCTCTCCCCCCTATAATCCCCCCTCACCAGAAAAAAGAGAAGAATCTGTGTCGGACGCGGGCGCGCGCGCGATTGGGGGGGCAGGAGAGACGGCCGTATCGCTCGAAATCCGTTTTGACGCGCTCTGGAAGCTGTACCCAAAGAAAGCCGGGAGGATAAACGCCTTGAACGACTACAAGAGAGCGGTCAAGGATGGTGTGACAGACGAAGAAATAGCCGACGGCATAGCGCGGTATGTGGAGTATATCAACGCACGAAACACCGATCCGCAGTATATCCTGCAAGGGAGCACGTTCTTCCACCAACGCAGATGGACGGACGAGTACACGATCCCTGTTCGTTCGCAAAACGCGGAGCAAAGCGGAGACGTGTTCCTCGACTACCTCAACGAACAGCTTGCAGAGGAACAGCGGAAGGAGTGTTGGCAGTGACGAGAGCAGAGGTGATAGCAAGTCTTAAGATTCTCAAGGTCGCATATCCGGCGTTCTATTCGCGAATGAGCAGGAGCAGCGCGGAGGACACAATCGCCGTGTGGTGTGAAATGTTCCGTGACGAGGACATAAACGTCATGAAGTTGGCATTGTACAAGGTGATCGAAGAACACACAAATTTCCCACCGACAATCGCTGACATCAAGACGAAAATAAGAGAAATGCGTGTTGCAGCCACCGGTGAAAAGACAGACGAAGAGCTGTGGCAAGCATTGAGAATTGCCGTTTCTGACGGATACTATGGCTACAAAGAACAGTACGCCAATCTACCCGAAGAAGTCAAGAGGTATCTCGGTTCTCCCAGCACATTGAGAGAACTGGCGCAGATTGACACGAACACATTCAATACCGTGACGCATGGGCAATTTCTCAAACAGATCGGCATCATACGCGACCGTGTGCGGTTCGATCTGGAAACGCCCACGGAAATCAAGAATCTTCTGGCAAGCACAGTTCACAAAATGCCGGAGGTCGCACAACTCACGGAAGAGGGATTCAACGCAAATCGAAACCGCGTCCTCGATCAACTTGAATCTCCGTCAGAAAGGAGGTTCAAAGATGTCGAGTAAACGAGTATACAAACAAGCTGACCCGCCAAGGGAACCGCTCCACGGAGGAATCTACGACGTGCCCGGTTATCCGTGTGCGCAGTGCCAACACCTGCCGGGGTGCAGGGACATACGCTGCGATGAATTCCAACGATTCTGGAGAACGTTCATGTGGCGCGTGCGGAATCACCTTGACATACCACATCCGGAGCTGCCGGACGAGTACAAGTTGCACGTAATATCAGCGACACGGGAGGACGAGCCATGATAATGCCGCAGCTTCACAAGACCTACCAGCCGCGCGTGACACGTTCCGGTATCATCCAGAGTGAAAAGAAATACGCCGGACAGCACGAACCCAAGCACGAAGTCAAGAAAGCCGAAGCAAATGTGTGCCTGAACTGCACACGGAAAAAGTGTTGCGGAACACGCAAGTGTTTCGAGCGAATGAAAGGAGAAAGAAATGACAAGGTTTGAGATCATCCGGAAGATATTGCCGAATATATGGATCGATGAGAATACCGGATACCCGATCAGCTGCACAGCCGTTTACGACTCCACTCTCGCCGACGCCATAGACGCCAAATGTGATGTGAAGTGCGGCCAGTGTAAGCGCGATTTCTGGGAAACGGAGATAGGCCTCACCGACAGCGAAGAAAAACCAAGCGATTCAGAGAAGATTTTCACGGCACTGAATGACATTTACGCGAGGCTGGAACAGCTGGAAACGCTGATAAGAATAAGCAATCCGATAAACGTGACCGGAGCACCAAGCAACAGGATTCCGGACATAAATCCCGCCATCCTAAACGCAATTCGAAAAGGAGAAAGAGAATGATTTACCTGAGCAACACAATAACCCCCTCACCGGAACAATGGTTAGCAGCCCTGTCCGGAGCGAGAAACGCTATGAACAGCTGGAACAGGATAGACAGCGATATACGCGAGGACGCGTCAGAATCGCCCACAGACGGCGTTAACCATCCGATGGTATTCAACCTTGGCAAGAACGACAAGAAGCTCTTGCAGAACCTGTGTAAGGCAGGATCGAGCCACCGAAAGTTTCTGCGAATGCTCCCGGTAACTGTAGATATCACCGCACCCGTGTATTTCATGCGCGAGTTAGATACCTATAAGACGGCGACAGTTCTTAATTCAAGCTCGTTCATGCACAAGGGATTGTCAACGTCTTTCGTCGCCCCTGACTTTAGTATGGACCCAAAAATTCGCCAAAAAATATGGAAAATGCAGGAAGGCAGTTCCGGTTTAGAGCAGGATATGGTATACGAAAGCATTCGCGAGTGTATCGAAATAGGTATTGCTGATCTGTGGTGTAACATCCTAAAGGTGCTAAATGTTATGCGTGAGGAATACCTAAAAACCAAAGACGAAAAAATTTTCCAAGAAATACGGAATCTGCTTCCGTCTGGTTACAACGTCTTTGCAACGTGGTTCGCAAATTATGAGGTATTGCTCAACATCTACCACCAGCGCAAAGACCACCGTCTTCCGGATTGGCGTAATATGTGCAAGTGGATCGAAGAAATGCCGTACTTCAAAGAAATCTGTTTGGGGGAATGAAAGGAGATAAACATGGAACACATCGTACAGTTTGCAATCGGCATTGACGATAAAGGAATCAAAGAGAGAATCGAGAGGTCAGCAGAAAAACAGATCATCGAAAGGCTCTATCATGACATTGCCCTGACGTTGACAAATAGCACAAGATGGACGGAATACCCCATCAGAAGCGAATTACAGGGAGCGTTCAAGCGTATTGTAAAAGAAGCAGTTGAAAACGTAACCAATCAGAACAAAGACGAGATCATCAAAGAAGCCGCAACGATTCTCGCGGATAGGCTGTTCCGCACGAAAGCGGCAAAGGAACTGTTGGGGAATACAATCAATGAAAATTGAGAAATGCAAAATATGTGGATCGATGGCAATATGGATGAACAAAATCATCACCGGGCACGGATATTATGCAGAATGTAGTGATTGCCATTGGTGTGCTAAAAAGAAATTGACAAAACACGGCGCGTGGAAAGCATGGAATAAAGAGATGCGTGCTGTGAATTGCAAGAATTGCTGGAAGTGGGGAACAGATGAATGCCCAAATTCAGCACTGTGCTATGACAGCGTATACAAACCATATTTTGAGAGGAAATAAGCATAGGAATGGATAAGCAAAAACACGCACACTGGATATTCAAACACCTCAGATCGGGAGGCTGGAGACGTAGGAAATGCATTGACGTAAAAACAGGCGAACCCGTTGAAGTGTTCGTTGACGAACGTGAGGACGATATGGAACCGTATTGCAGCGCGTGTGGCGTTCACAATGAGGGTGACATCGACAACAACATGAACTACTGCCCACACTGTGGGGCGAAGATGGAGGGAGACGCGAGAGAAGAATATTGGCAGGCGTATCTCGCGGTCATTGGTGTAGAGAAGTTTCGCGAAGCCGGAATCATAGACGGAACGGAATGCTGCCCGCCGATTACGAGGGATGAAGAATGACGAAAAAAAGAGAACACTATATGTTTTGCAGTGACTGTGGATGTGCGTTCAAGGAAGAAGAGATCTTCCGAAAAGCATATACAAATACTGCGATTTGCCTGTGCCAGAAATGTGCGCTGAAATTAGCGCGGGAAATCATGGATAAAATGTGGCATGCAAAGTGGATCAAACGAGAAGGAGAATACGGCATTCAAGCGCTGACATGCTCCAACTGTGGAAAAACCTGGTGGGGAGCGCTGGGGAGCAACTACTGTGAGGAATGCGGCGCAAAGATGGATGGAATTGTGGACTGGAATGAATGCTGTCCATTGATTCCACGGGAGAACGAGGATGAGTAAATGGAAATCTATGAAGCCTATAAACGTGCGGACATGATGGAGTATGTAAAATTGTCAGAAGAAAGCCCAGCCAAAGACGAAATCGATCCGGAGATACTCCGAGAATATGCGGAAATCATTTTTAACATCATAATGCAGCTGTTTGGGCACAAAGTGGATTGTGCGGTAAGCAACATCACAAAGGATGGAATCGAGAAAAACAAAAAGATGTGGGAGAAAGCAGCGGAGGAATTAAACGAAAGACGGATCATGGAACAAAAAAGGGAAATCGCCGAACTAAAAGAACAAATCGCAAAGAACGGTAACGGCAAAGTACAGCTTCAGGAATGCAAACACACTTCGTATGAGTGTATGCCGGGGTGTTGCGAATGTGAATGGATAGTGCGAAAGGAAAACTCGTTCACGAATGGTTGCCGATACCGTTCTGTGGATTGTATGAAATTGTAATTCCAAAAAAAGAGGAATAAAAAATGGATAAATGCCCTATTTGCAATAACCCGCTGAACATGTGTCAGTGCAAGTTTAGCGGCAGCGCACATCCCGACAGAGGAAACCGCATTGAGGTTGTTGTAGATCACTTGTACCTATTTTCACCGGAGCAAGTCAACCACATCATCGCTTTACAAAAATGGTGGAACATTTCATACGGGGACAGAGAGCGAGAGGAAATTCGTAAAGAGCTTGTAGCTGAATATCAACCCCATGAACGCCAGATGGAGGGCATTAAAAATGGCTGAAGTAACATGGATCAAGGGAACCATAGACCCGCCGCAGAGCGGGGAGTATTACATCGCACTGGAAGCGAAGCAGGACATTGTCTATGCGGTGACAGGCAAGGTATACCGCAAAACAGGCGATGTAACGATCGATATCGATTTCTATAACGCTGATGATCGGTTCTGGGAGCAACTCGGCAAGGGCAATCAATTCTGGACAGTGTTGTGTTGGGCGCACATTATCAAGCCGAATATTCCGGATGGTGTTCGCGAAAGACTTGTGGAGTATTTCGGCGAAAAAGTGCAGTGGCAAGACGGACACTGGTGTCAAGATTACCTTGCAAGTGGAGGAGGACAAGAGTGATGAACATACATCTTGAAATTGAACACTCGCGAGAAATCGATGAGTGGATACGGCAACACCACTACCTAGGAACCGTTCCGGCCGGTGCGGTGTTGCGGATGAGATTTATAGACGATGCTACAGGTGAGACGATAGGAGGAATGCTGTGGGGAAGAAATACATCTCCAAAGCAAGATCAATACAATCAGCTATGCCTTACCAGGATGTACTTTGTGGACAACACAGTACGTTACATCGAATCTCATGCGCTGAGCATGGCGCGAAAATACATCCGAAAGCATATGCCAAAAATCAAGGGAGTGGTAGCGTATAGCAGCACCGGAGCTTGTCACGAGGGGATTGTATATCTAGCGGACGGATGGTTCGTCGTGTCAACGACTAAAAGCGGATGCAGGGATTGCCGAGATGGCAGGAAAAACGTAGACACATCAGCGAAAATAAAATGGGTGAGAACACCATAAAGGAAAAAGAGGAGGACAAGAACAATGCCGATGCGTGATTACGAAGATCTGAAGAACTTAGAAATCCCCGCGGAGCAGGAGCGTATCATGGACATTATCTGCGACGTGTGGGAGGAATGCAGAGCGACCGATTGTCAAAGTGAATGCAAAGACAATCAGGTCTTGCCAATCGAGCACACCCTGTTCGCCTGCACAGCATTGAAATATTCCAGGAAAATCCACGAAGCGGGGTACGCCCCCGCTAAGTGGATCGACGTGAACGACCGCCTGCCGGAAACGAGTGATACCGTGCTCGTAGTTCTCGCACATACGTACGAAGACGATTTCCGCAAATACAGCATCGCTAGATACGCAGCGTTCGATGATGGATCGCACTGGTTCGACAACAAGCACGGATACCTTTCGTGGGATAGACACCCAGATGGGCACGGCGGGAGTTCCTATTACAAGGTGATCGCGTGGATGCCAATTCCCGCATACAGAAAGGAAAACCTATGAACGCATACAAAACCCACAAGAATCAAAAATCCTTAGAAGTCGCGCGGAAACTCATTGACGAGAACATGGAGCGATACGTGGAGCACGTGGAATTGCTGTTTCTCTACATCATGTACAACGAATACGGGCACACCACAGAAGACTTATACCACACCGTAGAGGTGTTCAGTGAATACTACGAGTATTTCCGCAATCGGTTCGTCCTAAACGGAGACGATCCGCGGTTCTACGCAAAGGAAAAGCGCATGGATACAGAAGCAATACGCTACATGCTGAAAGAAGCCGGGTTCGATTATGACGAAGCGTGCGAACGCGCGATAAAGGCAATGGAGGAACGGCACAGTGTACAGGGAGAGTAAAGAAATCTATTACCTTACGATTGCTGAAACGGCTTCCAGACGTTCCACATGCCTGAAACGGCACTACGGAGCAGTGCTCGTAAACGGAGATGAGATTATATCCACCGGATACAACGGAGCTGCAAGAGGCGAACCGAATTGCTGTGACAAGTACGAGAAATGTCCACGGAAAGGCAAAGAGCACAATTCCGGTGACTATTCCGATTGTCCCGCGGTGCACGCCGAAATGAATGCCATCATCAGCGCGGCACGGAAAGACATGATCGGCTCCACGCTGTATCTCGCAGGATTTGACATAGAAGAAACCCATCACGGGACGGATTATCTCCCAATCAACAATCCATCTCCCTGTCCTATCTGTATGCGGCTGATCCGCAATGCAGGAATCAAAAAAATCATTACATACGGAGGAACGATAGACCTATGAACATCATGCTTGACGAGGGCGCGGTAATGCCCACCAGAGCGCACAAAACAGACGCGGGGCTTGACCTGTACGCCAAGCAGGGCACACACGTTACCATTCCCGCCGGAGGTTCTGCAGCCTTTGATACAGGCGTACATGTAGAGATTCCGGTAGGCTGGGCGGGACTTGTGAAATCCAAAAGCGGATTGAACGTGAAGCATGGTTTACAGTCGGAGGGCGTAATCGATAGCGGGTACAACGGCAGTATCGTCGTAAAGCTCTACAACCACAGCAAGGAAGCATTCAGCGTTCACGGCGGTATGAAAATCTCTCAGCTTGTCATAGTGCCGTGTATGCTCGATGAGCTGCGCGTGGTGGACACGTTCGCGGAAACAGAGCGCGGAAACAACGGTTTCGGCTCGACTGGCGTATAATGGACCGGAAGAAATACCTTTCCATGTGCGAGGAATGCTCACGGCTCCCCAAAGGGGCTATGGGCATTCCCACCCACGTGCCGGATCACCTGATACTGCGATACAACGATATTCCCTATTACCCCGTGGCATACAAGCTGTATTGGGACAACGGAGAGATACAGCACCGCGCGGAATTACATAGTCTGCAAGCAAATTCCATCTTATCCGTAAATCTTTTACACTTGGAGGACAATACATGACGAGAGCAGAAATCTTAGACACAGCAAAGCAGATCGTGACCAAAGACAGAAATTCGCAGTACGGCGAACCTGAAGACAACTTTGAGGTAATCGCGCAGTTCTGGAACACCTACCTAATGAGTATGAACGGTGAATGCCCGTTCCTTTCCGCAAAGGACGTAGCAATCATGATGACGTTATTCAAGATCGGCAGGATTGCGACAGCGCGTGACCTGCACGAGGATTCCTACATTGACGCGGCGGGCTATATCGCCTGCGCGGAGGAATGCGCCGTCAAGGAAGAAGAACGCCTTGCCAAACAGGAGGAAGCTATGAAACATATCTGCGAGAAATACGGGTTACAAGATGGCACACTGTGAATTTGCGATTCCGTACCCACCGACAAAAGCCGGGAAGACCAAGTGGTCTAAACGGTTCGGTCTGAACGCATTCTGGGCGGGAAAGTGTTGGCAGGCACGGAAAGCCGACGCGGACTATTGGCACAAGATCGTGTGGTCGGAAATGGCGCGGCAGAACATCCAAAAAAAGCCTTTCAAGGATCCTGTGAAAATCCGGTTCTGGTTCAATGACAGACTGGATATCGACAACGACTCAGTGTTCATGAAACTTACCATAGACGCTATGAAAGGCTGGGTTATACAGGACGATAACAAAAAATACGTGCAGAGCGTAGAGCTGAATTGTCACAGCGAGGACAGCATTCACGTGTCTGTAGAAACGATGAAAGAGGTAAAATAAAATGTCCCTGAATCTAAACAAAGTAGTGCTTGCCGGGCGCGTAGTCGAAAATCCGGAGCTGCGGACTACGCAAACCGGATTGCCAGTCACGCAGTTCAGACTTGCGGTAAACAAACGCGGAGCAAAGGATGGACAGCAGCCGCAGGCGGACTTCATTACAGTGGTCGCGTGGCGGAAGACAGCGGAGTTTATCACGAAATTCTTCAAGAAAGGCAATGCTATCTGCGTGACAGGATCGATTCAGACACGTTCCTACACGGACAAGGAAAACCAGAAGCGCACAGCAACGGAAGTCGTAGCAGATGAAGCGTATTTCGTAGAATCGAAAGCGGAAACCAATCCGCAGTACGCGCCACCCGCATGGAACACCCCGCAGACCGCACAGAATCCCGCACAGACGTATTACACACAGCAAGCCTGTACGAATACTCCCGCACAGCAAATGCCGCTACAGGGCAATACTGCGCCACAGGCGGCACACGAGATGAGCGACGCGTTCAGCTCTGAAGAAGAATTGCCATTCTGAAACATACGCACCATATCCCGCTACAGAACAGGAGAAACGCTTGAAAGTCGCTGAATTGAGAAGATTTCGCTCCTACCGCAATATGATCCTCGCGCACGGCATGACAGAGCTTTACCACGAGCCGGAGTACAACGAACTGAAAGATAAGGTCATGGAATACCTGGATTCTTTCCCGAACGATACCATCCGCGCTATAGCGTACTTCTATTATGTCAATGCGTCGAGCATTCACTTTGTGTCGCATATCACTCATTACAGTGTTCGGCAAATCCTACGTATCCGCAACAACATAGAACAGAGATTAGAGGGGTAACGCCCTCTTTTCTTTGTGCAATATAACGGCAAACAACCAGAAAACCATGTCACTTTTTTACGTCTCCTATATGGTATGATATGGTATAACAAATATTATGCCAAACAGGAGGAAAATATGGCACAGTCGAAAAGATACAATCCTTACGAGGACGCAAAGAACATTTTGAAGTACAAGGGGAACTACCACACTGCTAAGCAGATGGGGACAAACTACGACCAGTACAAGGAAGCCGCCAAGCCGTATTACCAGAATCTGCGGTTCAACGGTTATGGAGACCTTGCAGACCAGTTTGAACAGAGCGATTTCATCAAGGCGCAGGAACTGTTCAAGGGGTTGAAGCAGGACACCACAGTAGATGATTATTTCGCGAACCTGTACGGTAAAACCGCAGAAGAACAGGCTAACGCGCCGAAAATTTCTCAGGCGGCGGAAAACCTCTGGAATGCGTACCAGAGCGGTCTAAACAATGCAAACAATCTGTATGGCAATGACATCAAGTATGACAGCAACGGCAACGTGATTTCCGGTATAGGCATTGACCACTATAACCAGATCAGGAATTTTGCGAACGGTCTCAGCAATTTTGACGTGACCGCACAGCCGTATTATCAGGGTATCATGAATTCTTTCCAGTTGCAGGGCAACAATGCGGCACGCGGAGAACAGGCTACAGGCGCGGCAAACAACGCCGGGAACATTGATTCCTACGCACAGGCAAACGCGAACCGGCAGCAGCTTGCGTTTACTTCCAAAGGTCTGGAAGCGGCTCTCGCGGCAGCAAACCAGAACCAGCAGAACCAGCTCAGCGCATATCAGGCAAACTCCGACTATCTCAACACGCTGTTCGGCAGAGTGAATGAGCAGAATGCCAATTCCTTGAACGCGTACCAGAATCTCTACTCCACCGATTCCGCAGAACGGCAGAACACGCTCAACAATGCGGCAGAGCTTGCAAAGCAGGAAATGAAAAGCAAGATCGACAAGTATCTCGCGGACGTGGGCTATGACCAGGCGGTATACCAGGCGGACAAGACGCTCGAGGGCAACAAGTATTCCGCAGACGCGAACACGCTTGCCGCACAGATCGCAGCGGACGCAGACAGATATGCCGCACAGCAGAGCTACGCCGGAAAGGTATATGCGTCGGATATAGAAAAAACGATTGCGGAAATCAACGCGAAGAACGCAGCAACCGCCAGCGACGATGAAGATTTATCGCTTTCGGAAGCATTCGGAATGATTGCAGACGCAATTTATAGCGGGAATTCGGCATTCAATTCCTGGGGGGACGTACGGGATTATCTGATCAAGAAAGGCGGTTACGACGCAGGAAAGGTAGACCAGATGATCAAGGATTATACAGGAAGCGAATTCTATAGCAATCCATTCCAGACGGGAGATATTAAATCTCCTACTGTCAAAACCGAATTTTCGCCGGACGAAGTAAAGAGAAACATTTTCTAAGCAAAGGGAGGTACATATGCCACTCACAAAAAACCAGATCAACTCTTTCTTCAAAAAAGAGGAAAAGCGCAAGGAATTCCAGGAAGAATTGCGCAAATATACGGAAAGCCGTACAAATTCAAAAGAAACCACAGACACAAGCATAACGGCGCGTGTCAAAGAGAAAATCAAACCCGCGCCGATAACAGCAGTAGAACCCTCCGTATCGAACACCGCACCCAAAACAGAAGCGCGCGAAGTATATCAAACAAAGCAGACAACGCCGTATCTTCCGGGTTTGGCCGTGGGGTCTTCCGCAACAAATACCGCACCCAAAACAGATGCACGAGAAGTGTACAAGCAAAAGCAGGAAGTACCCTATCTGCCCGGTTTGACGGCGAAAACCAACGTTTCAAACGCCGTTCCGAAAACGGACGCGCGAGAAGTATATAAGGCAAAGCAGACAACGCCGTATCTGCCCGGTCTGGCAATTGGAACCCCTGTGGAAAACACTGCACCGAAAACGGAAGCACGGGAAGTGTACAAGGCGAAACGCGAAGAAGGGCAGGGACAGCCGTATCTGCCCGGTCTGCGGGATAACTCTGTCACAAAGCAGATCGGCTACTTGGCGGAAATGGCGGCAGCGGCTGTCAATCTCGGCACGGAGGACTTAAAAGGCGGTGTAAAAGACCTGTTCGAACAGATTACCGCAGGAATTGAAAAAGTCACAGACAAAAAACAGGTTGGGAAGGTCTCTTTACCTACCGGAATCAAGAAAAGCACCAAACCGACGTTTGGAACATACTCCGAAAAGCAGGAACTTGGACTGGATGAAAGCACGCTAATCAAGTCCATGCTGAAAGCGTCGGAAGATGCGTGGTATCTGAACTCCGATGCAGAAGAAACGCCAGCTGAAAAACGGATTGCGGAGATTGAGGACAAGTATAAGTACACCAACAAAAGCGGCGTGACGAATTTTCTTGCAGGCGCATTGTCCGGCACTGGTTACGCCGCGCAGAATGTAGTTGGTTCTCTCGTCTCTGGTGGCGGTCAAGGGAACCCTGTCTCCGCAAGCATGACCCTGTTCAAGGGTATTCGCAAAAACATGCGGGACGCAAAAAGAGCGGGATATTCCAAGGATGATGCTGTCAAGTATGCGGCATTGCAGACACTCTCGGATACAGGTCTCGATATGCTTCTGAACGCAGCCGGCACGGGAGTGGAACAGGTTGCAGGAAAAGCAATAGCCAACATTCCGAGTGTGTACGGCAGAGCAGCGGCGAGAACAGGCGTGAGCGCGATGAGCGAAGCGGCGCAGTCTGCGCTCAGCAATATTGTGTCTGTCGCGAACCAGAAAATCACCGGGAACCCGGATGCGAAAATTGACTGGAATTCCGTAGCGCGTTCCGCTGCGGTGGGCGGTTTCAGCGGCGCGTTACAGCAAGGCATCATTGAAATTGTCAATCTCCCCGAAAACGTACGTCTCGCAAAGAGAGACTATGCGGTTGCGGAGGAATATATCAAACGCGCTACCCATGTCGAAAGCACGGAAGAAGCGGACCAGATGGTTCAGATCGGCAAAAAACTGCTTGAATACGTGGACGATCTCGCGAATGACGGTACATCCGAAAGCAAAGGCAGAGCCAAAGCTTGGAAAGCGTACAAGGATACCATTTCCGCAGTCGTTGACGATCTGGAAAACTACGGTGATAGAATCGTAGTGGACTTTACGGACAAATCCGATATTGTCAACAACCTTATCAATGCGCCGAAAGCGGATATAGTGGAGGGCACGGCAGAGCTTGTAAACAAGGTCGCGGAAAGCATTGAGCCGGACGAAAATGCCGTAAACGCTACTATAGACTACCTCCGGGACGAAATCAAAAAGAAGCAGAATGAAATCACCATGCAGACAGACCCGGTTCTCAGACGGGAAACGGAAATAGATCGTCTCGCAATCATCGAAATTGAAAAAACGCTCCGAAACAAACGCGCGGAAATTGAAAACGCACGCAAGAAGAAACTGGCAGAAGAAGCCGCTGTTGAAAAGCAGGCAGCAGCAAAAGGCAAGACCACAGTCAAAGACAGGTCTGAAACCAAGAAAACGGTATCTTCTCCCTTGCCGCCTGTTTATCACGAGGGGAAAGGCGTAGTACAGTATTTCACTCCCGGCAGAAAAACGCCTGTTACTACAAGCTCTAAGAGCGATTTGGATGTATTAAAACTGTTTGGCGGGAACACCACCATTCGGCAGGCGTATGAAACGCCTATCATGTCTTCCGGAAGTGTAAGAAAGATTCTCGATGCGTACATTTCCAGAGGATACGGAGATGTTACGCTGCATGATATGTTTGGCTTTACCGGGAAGAATGAATTTGAAGCCAACCAGAATACGCCTGTAAGCAGAGTTGACAAGGTTGAAAACAACATTGACAATACACCGGTAAAGAATCCGGAAACGAATACCACGGTAGAAACCGAAAAAACGTTGACAGAAACCGCTCCTGATGTTACAATTGAACAGACGGAAACGGTCAAGCCGGAAGAACAACCCGTTCAGCCCGAAGAGACTGCAAAGCCTGAAACCGATGTCAAGAAAACAGGGCAGTTCATTGTTGACGGGAAAATAGTCGAAATGGACACAACCAAGAAAGCTCCCGCCACGAAAGACTTCTCCCTGACGCATGTTGTGAAGAAGCACACCAAAACCGGGGAGGATATGGACGTGTTCCAGATTCCGAAAAACCTTTCCGATGCGGAATACAAGGCGCTGAAGCAGAAAATGAAAGACGTTGGGGGATACTACAGCTCTTTCGTTCGCGGTTTCATCGTGCCGCGCGACAAAGCCGGAAACGTTTCTGATTTTGCCGATGTCTTGGAAAACACACCCGCTCCGAAAAAAGTCACAGAAGCAGCCATTGAATCTCTTGACAAAGGCGATAAACTTCCGGACAGCGGTGTTACACTCGCGAAAGACGCAGATAAATACACGGGTGATCACCAGCGCGTAATGGAAGAATACGCCAATGCCGTTGATAAAGATTTCCTGGATTATCTGAGTGTGGAGGTCAAGAACCCCGGCATTCAGGCGAATCCTTACAAAGTGGCAAGCATGTCCGACAAGACGGCAGGCATGATAAAAGAAAAAATCGGTCTCGATACAACCGGATGGGATGTAAAAATCGAGCCGAGAATGGTAGACCATATTTGGAAAAGGCACGGTGAAAACGGCGAACAGGATCACTCCATGGCGGACGTTTCCGACATTGCGAGAATCGCATATGTTCTGAACGATCCGGATACCCTTGACGAAACGGATAAATCGAGTTCGTACAAAGAACCGCACCCGTATTTACCTGGAAAGAGCAGAGGTGCCCGTTCTGTTCTTGTATCCAAAAAAGTAAACGGAACCTACTACGTGGTCGAAGCAGTACCGGACACGTCCAAGAATACCGCATATATCGTTTCTGCGTACATGAATAAAAAAGGAGTGGCGCCGATCGCAGATAATGCCGCGGCATCCCCTGCGCGTACGTCCTCCGGCAATGATGTCAATACATTGTCTGAAAATCAGACCCCGGAAACGAGTCTAAGCCACTCCAACAAAAGTATAGCAGAAAAAGAGGAAAATGTCAACACAAAATCCCCAACTTCCGAAATTTCCAGCTATGTTCTTGGTAAGCTGTCGGAGGGCAAGAAATTCACCTCTCAGGAATTGCAGGATGCGGCAAACAAGGCGTACGGCGGTACAATGGCAGAGGGTAAGTACGATGTGAAAGCTATGACGGACGCAATGGAGCTTGGTATAAACAAGTATATCATTGATACCGTTTCGGATGCACAGTCCGATTTCAACGCGCCGGCAGCAAAGAAAGCGGTAGAATCCATCGACGAAATCACAAACGACATTCTTTCCGCGATCCCCACGCAGACAAAGCGTTCTGAAGAACAGATTGCTTTACAGCAGTTCTCTACCCCGCCGAATATTGCCTACCTTGCTTCATGGGTTGCCAACATTGACAAGTCGGATGCCGTTCTGGAACCGTCTGCGGGTATCGGTGGTCTTGCGTCTTTTGCAAAGGCTGACGGTGCAAAGGTATACGTGAATGAGCTGTCGGAAAGTCGATTGAACATGTTGAAAGAGCTCCCGTTTGATGGATTCTTCAATGAAAACGCGGAGCAGATCAACAACATTCTTCCCGATTCCGTTTCTCCGTCTGTTGTGCTGATGAACCCGCCGTTTTCTTCCACAGGCGGCAGAACCAAAAACAGCACGAAAAACGCGATCCCGCACATTGAGCAGGCACTTTCCAGATTGCAGGACGGCGGCAGACTGGTTGCCATTGTCGGAAAAGGAATGGCAGACGATACGCCCACATTCCGGAACTGGTACAATGAACTGCGGAAAATATATGATATTCGCGCGAACGTTGGTATCAACGGAGAAAACTACCGCAAATACGGGACAACCTTTGATGTGCAGATGCTCGTCATTGATAAGACAGGCCCGCAGGAAGGAAAAACCATCACGGGAAATTACGACGATCTTCGTGAAATTCCAAAACTTTTGGAGGAAGTAAGAAATGACAGAAATCGAAAAGATCAACAGCTCGGAACTGGGGCAGACAATAAAACAGATAATGGAGCTGTTGTCGGTGAAACCAGACCCGAAACAGATTTGGCTGGAACAGTATCTACAAATGACAGCGGAAGAAGCAATGACAAACATGTGGCAGAGCAATCTTCCAGCGGACAGCGACCTGTTAGAGGTGACAGAGAATCTACAGACGAGAAGCCCGGAAACGTACAAAAAACTGATGCAGGAACCGAACGAAATGGGCGCGGAGTATTGGATTCCGCAGTTCAAGACAATACTGAAAAATCTAAAAATGTATCTGTCTCAGAATCCGAAAGCGGATTGGGCCGAGATGTCTCTACAGAACGCGTGGGAACTGACAAACGGCCCTCTGGGGGAGATAATGCAGGAAATCCTGTAAGCAAAAAACCAAAGAACAAGAAAGCTTCCGAAAGTGATGATGGTGTGTATGCTTCATACACAACTGCTCCCTTGACAGTTAAAGGAGCCAAAAAGCACCCTGCACCTCTCGTGGAATCTTCCGCTATGTCCGCGGTATCTTCGCCTGAGCTTCATTACATCCCGAAGTTAGACAAAAAAATAATTGAGAGTGGTTCCCTTTCCGATGCGCAGCTTGAAAATATTTCGTATGCCGGACAGTCTCATGAACAGGTTTTGCCTGATGGTAAACGAAAAGGTTATTTCATCGGAGACGGAACAGGCGTAGGAAAAGGCAGACAGCTTGCCGGAATCATTCTTGATAACTTCAACCAGGGAAGAACAAAAGCGGTTTGGGTATCCGCAAAGAAAGAATTGTTTGAAGATGCAATCCGAGATTGGTCTGACCTTGGCGGCGATCCGGACAAGGTTTTCAACTACACAAACGCGACCACAAGAAAAAAACTCCCAGGTATGAACGACGGCATTCTGTTCGTAACATACGATACCTTAAAGGGAGGTTCCAAAGACAAAGGAGAAACCAAAGGAACCAAGCATATTGATGTGATCGAGAAATGGCTTGGTGACGATTTCGACGGCGTTATTGTATTCGATGAATCGCATAAAATGGCAAACCTAAAACCTACCAAAAAAGGGTTCGGTAAAACTAAGGCTTCTGAAATTGCCATTGCTGGTAACAAACTGCAAAACGACATGAAGAACGCTCGTGTTGTTTATGCTTCTGCGACCGGAGCGACCAATATCGAAAATCTTGCATATGCACAGCGTCTTGGCTTGTGGGGCGAGGGAACGCAATTCGCGGATGAAGAAGATTTCATAACCAAGATTGGTAGTTCTGGTATTGCCGCAATGGAACTCGTGGCAAGAGATATGAAAGCAATGGGCGTATATCTCGCAAGAAGTATCTCGTATGATGGCGTTGAATATACGCAGTTGCAGCATAAGCTCACGCCAGACCAGAAGTATATGTACAACACTATGTCCGAGGGATGGCAAGTAGTACTGCAAAACTTCGATAAAGCCATGCAGATTACAGGTTCCGCGAAAAGCTCTCAGGTGAAACGTGCGCGAGGCCAGATTTACGGAAGCATGCAGCAGTTCTATAATCAGGTTCTATCCTCAATGTCCATGCCGTCTGTTATAAGTGATATTGAAAAAGAACTTGCCGCAGGACATTCTTGTGTAATTCAGATCGTGAACACGAATGAAGCGGCACAAGACAGAGCCGTAAGTGAATCGAAAGAACGTGGCGATACAGACCTTGAAAATCTCGATATAACACCAAGGCAGCTCATCACAGGATACGTACAGAACGCATTCCCTGTACAGCAATACGAGGACTATATTGACGAAAAGGGGAATGAACAGTCCAGACCTGTAGTTGATTCCAAAGGGAATCCTGTACTTAATAAGCAAGCCGTCGCCATGAGGGATGAACTTCTCGCGAAGATCAATGATATAAGCATTCCAGAGGGGCCTCTTGATATGCTTATCAATCATTTTGGCGCGGAGAACGTAGCAGAAATCACAGGCAGAAGCTCTCGTGTTGTGAATAAAACGGACAAGAACGGAAACATTCACAAAGAGCTTGAATCAAGAAATTCAGAAAAAGCCAATATCGCAGAAACCAAGGCCTTTCAGGATGGAAAGAAACGCATTCTTGTGTTCTCCTCCGCAGGAGGAACGGGTAGAAGTTATCACGCGGACAAACGAGCGATAAACCAACAGAAGCGTATCCATTACGTTTTACAGCCGGGATGGCAGGCAAGTGAAGCAGTCCAGGGATTTGGGAGAACGCACCGTTCCAATCAGGTGGATACCCCCATATTCAAACTGATTTCAACTGATGTAATGGGTCACAAGAGATTCGTCACTTCTATTGCCAGAAGATTGGATCAGCTCGGCGCACTTACCAAAGGGCAGAGACAGACCGGTTCCGGTGTATTCGGAGAAAAAGACAATCTGGAATCTCCATTGTCAAGCGAAGCACTCAGGGCGTTCTACAAGAGACTTGGCGCAGGCAGCATTCCAGGAGTCGATTCAGATTCCATATTCAGAAAACTTGGATTGTATGAAAAATTCCACGATGAATACGGCAATTTCAAACTGAATGATTCTGTTTCTACCGATATACCTATGTTCCTGAACAGAATCCTTGCGTTAGACGTGGATAGTCAAAATAAAGTGTTTGAAGCGTTTGAGGAAATCCGACAGTCCTATTATGACGCAGCCATTGAAGCCGGAACGCTTGATATGGGTATGGAAAATGTCAAGGCTGATAAGGTCGAGATTACAAACGATTCTACAGTATACACAGACCCGTCCACAGGTGCGGAAACACGGTACATCCAGGCTAAGGTATACAACAAGCCTACTGTAATCAAAACATTGGAAGATGCAAAGGCATACAAGCCGAACTTCCAAGGTATTGTGCGCATGGAAGATGGAAGTGTACGCGCCGTGTACAGAATCGCAGACCAGACCAACGCCATGGGTATCGTGCAGAAAAGATACCGTCTACAGGGCGCAAGCGGTTCCGTTGTAAATACCATGAACGCGAAAAACCTTGAGACCAGAACGGAAAAGGTTCCCGAGACGGAATGGAAAGACGCATGGAAAGAAGCGGTAAAGAGCGTTCCGGAATACGATGAGAGTGAACTCCATATGATCACAGGCGCACTCCTGCCGATTTGGAATAAGCTTCCCACAGAAGGCACAACAAAAGCAATGCGGATCACTGCTTCCGACGGAACACAGTATCTCGGCAGAATCATCCCGCCGAAGCAAATTGACGCGGTTTTGCGCGGTCTGGGCGTGAAAGGAGCGTCCGTGAAGAAAGAATACTCCGGAACAGACCTGTATTCTGCCATCATGGACAAGGCTCAGGTGGCTGTGTTCAACGGAATGTACGGCGGTACGTTAACCGTGGCAAGACGGCGAGTTTCTGGGGAAAACCGTCTGGAAGTATCCGGCGGAAATCTGTTCTCGCTGAAAAACAAATATCCGGGTGTGTTCTCTGAAACGATCCAATACAAGACAAGATACTTCATTCCGTCCGGTGACAGAGGAAAAGAAATCCTTGCTGACATGGCGAAAGACTACGGCGTGCGTTCCTTGGGACAAGCGGATGATGAATCGACCGTATTCTTCTCAAAGGTACAAAGCACATGGGGATCCCGCGACGGAAAGGACGGAAAACTCCCCAAGATGAAGTCTGTATCCGACCTGTACAAGGAAGCGAAAAGCATTTTCGGTGTGGAGATCAACACAGGAAAGATCGGCAGTGCAAACGCGGAGGGTATATACAACACGCACGCGAACACCATTCGCACGCGAGTATACGGCGACCTCCCCACCATCGCACACGAATTGGGGCATATGTTCGACAAGAAATACAAACTCAATGAAGCCGCAGTGGTGGATAAACTCGTTGAACATTACAGGAGCGATCTCGAAGAAGCAGGATACAACGAAAGCCTTTTCAGAAATGAAGCCATTGCAATGTATTTCGCGGATATGCTCCGGAACAGCGAAATGGCACAGCAGGAAAACCCGGAATTCAGCGAGTATCTGTTTGAAACGCTCAGCAATGAGGATAGAAACAAGCTGGGCGATTACAAGCAAATGACAGCGCAATACTATGCCGCGGATGATAGAACGCGCCGCAATGCGCAGATTCATTACCGCCACAAAGACAAATCCGCTATCGGGAAAGCGAAATTCCAAGTTGGATTGTTTATCAGAAACCCGCAGTCCTATATGGGCAATCTCTCTCGCAATTTCGCGCGTCATTGGATCGACGATGTTGTAGACATTGGCGTTGCTGTTGGCAAAGAGAACAGCAGAAATGTGCTCAATCTCACGAGACGGCAGCGAATGTCAGACAGTATCGCGGCCGGCAGACTGAAATACGCATTCACAGACAACAACGGAGATGTGATTGGACGCAGCTTACAGGCAGTTCTTTCGGAAGGAAGCATCAACGACAAGAACGCAAAGGACTTTGAAGCGTATCTTGTCGCGCGTGTCGCTCTCGACCGTCTGGAAGCGAGTGAAGATGATAAATCCGTAAAAACGCTTGTGTACGCGGATAAATCTCTCGGTTCCAAGAGCGCGCTTGTTGACGCAATCGAAGAATACGAACGGCTGAATCCGACGTTCCACGATGCAGCGGAGGGTGTGTATGAGTACAAGAACAATCTTCTCCGTATCGCCGTAGAATCCGGCATTATCAGAGAAGAACTTGCAGAGCACTTAAAGAGCACGTTCCCCCATTACGTTCCTCTGTACCGCGTTATGGAGCGCGACAAGCCATCCTATTCCGGTAGAGGTAAGAAAACGCCGCATTCCCCTATCGCGAGATTCAAGGGATCCGGCAGAGACGTATATTCCCCTATCGAAAATCTGATTGTGCAGACCGTGAATTTTACGAAAGCGATCCAGCAGAACGAAGCACGGAAAGCACTGTTTGATGTGATCGATAAGGAAGAAGATATGGGCATCTGGGCGGAAAAGGTTCCTGAATCCAAAGTATTCGACATGATTCCCACGACGGGCGTTTCCGACAGGATCAAAGCATTCCTTGAAAATGACGATATGTATACCGAAAATCTAAGCGAGGAACAGCTTGGCGAACTGTACGAAGATATTATGTCGTATGTGGGTCAGTATACAGGAACGTGGAAACGCAAGCAGAATCAGGGAGATACTGTTGTGAGCGTCATGAGAAACGGCTTGCCGCAGTATTATGAAATCCACGACGATGGACTTATGGAGTCTCTGGAAGCGCTCACGCCGAAGCAGAGAAGCGTTGTGGTGAATGCGTTCTCGGTCGTGACAAGAACGATGTCAACGTTGACAACAACGGTAAGCCCGCGTTTCAACCTGTTTACAAACCCGATCCGGGACGCTGTGAACGGATTTATCTACTCCAAAACCACTGTAAACCCCGTGAAATACACGGTAGACCTTGTAAGTGCGTTCTTCGATGCGATCAAAGAATCGGACGATTTCAAGCTGTATCTGGCACGTGGCGGCGGGTATACAGGTTCCGTCACATCGAACATGAACGCAATGCGAGGTGTGTACCAGAATCTTGTACCGCGCACGGGATTCCACCCGATTGCATGGGCATCCGATTTCTTGCCGGATGTGTCAAACGCGATTGAATCCGCTCCAAGATATGCTGAATACAAGAGAAGCCTTGCAAAGGGCGAATCCAATGTAGAAGCCATCCAAAAGGCGAATGAGATCACGGTAGACTTCAAACAGGGAGGCAGCACCACAAAATACATGAACAACTTTGTGATGTTCTTCAACGCGCAGATCACCTCCATTATGCAGAATTTCAAACGCATGAAAGACAAGAAAACGCTTGCAAAGTGGCTTACGACAAACCTCTTGACGGCGGTATCTTGGGCGGTTCTTGGCAAACTTATTTATGACATCCTTGGTATTGACAAGAAAGAAGCGGATGAAGCGTACACGCAAATGTCCTCTTACAATAAGTTCTCCAATGAGCTTCTGTATATTGGTGACGGCCAGTTTATCAGAATCCCCAAGGACACTTCCACAATGATCCTAAACACGCTCATTAAAGCAGTGTGGGAAAAAGAAAGCCTTGGAAATGACAACGCGTTCAGAAAAATGCCCGGATATTTGGTAGATACATTCTTCCCTGTTTGGGGCGCATGGGATGATATTTCTATATTCGGAACAGCGTTAGATCTTGCGCGGAACGAAACCTTTACAGGCGCGCCTATCGTTCCTACAGCATATCAGAGACAATCCCCCGAAATGCAGTACAACGAAAAGACTTCCGCTTTCTCTGTCCGGCTTGGCTCTTTGTTGAACCTGTCCCCAATGCAAATCGATTATGTGATCGACGATACAGGCGGATACGCCGGAGACCTGTTCCTGAACCTCACGAAGCAGGGAGGACCTGACTGGAAAAGCATTTTCGATGTACAAAAGACAAGCGAAAAGTCGATTCTGAAAGGCTTGCCCGTTCCCGGTGTTGCTCTCCGAGACAGCGTGTATTCCACCGATATTGTCAATGTATTCTACGACACGAAGGATAAGTACGACAAGGCGGCAAGCGGATACAAATCCGGTGGAGAAAAGTATACTTTCTACGATACATACGGTTCATACAAGTATGGCAAAATCGCAGACGTATATTCCAAAGTGAACAGGCAGATCAAAGCCACTACTGATGAAGTCTCGAAAAGGGAACTCCGTGCGGAACTGAATGCCGTTCTGAACAGTGTCAACAACACCGAGAAAACAAAACTCGATGAACGCATTGCAAAGCTGGCAGAGGTAACAGGGTATACCGTAAGCGACATTGCTCCGTACATTGTAGTCCCGGATGAAGTGACCACAAAGGACGCAAATGGCGAAAAAGTCACGTATACGCTCAGTGGTCACAACATCATCGACTATTTCAACGCTTCTCAGGTAATTCTCCCGCAGTATTGCGAAAACATTTTGAATGGAGACGCATCGCCGGAAGAAAAACTTGAAGCCTTGAAGAAGCTGAAACGAGAAGTAAAGAAATACCTCGATGCACAGTTCGTGGAATACATGAACAACCAGTAACACAAAAAGAGCAGGGTTCACTTCCCTGCTCTTTCTCTATTCTGCAAACTTACGCAAGAACCGCAGCACAATCCGCAGTGTGTTCTCGCTTTCCATACGCTCTATGATTTCTTCTATTGCTCTCAATAATTCCTCTCTTGCCATCACACCCGCTTCTTTCTGCTTTGCACAATGGCGTTTGTGGACTTATAAATATAGTCCAGCAGTTCCCCGTTCGCCGCCATGACCAAACGAATGATCCGTTTTTTCTTCTCCCGTTCCACAGGTTTTGTCAGATACATTCCTACTCTGATCCGCATAAGCATGAAGTCAATGTCCATTTTTTCGCTCCCCATTTCTTGTATTTTTCACAAAGTATATTGATTTCCTTTCCATAATATGGTAAACTATGGTAAGGCGTGGTGCGAATATATGATACACTCCGCCGATTGCCAATCGACGTACAGCTCCCGCTACGACGTTGTGCGCCGATACGAAAACCAGCGGAGTTGTATCCGTGTGTAGGAGATTCCTTGCATATAGGATACCACTTTTGCCATGAGGATACTACCCCTATTTTTGGGTGGGATTGTTCCCCATTTTGGTGGTTTTGTCCTCAAAATTGTAAGGAGGTATGATTTTTGTGGGAATTAGAATGGACAAGTGAGAATTTCGACACAATTTCCAAGAACGCAGCAGCACGAGGAATCTATTCCGGGCGCGCATTGTCAATTGCATCCGGAGTGCCAGAAAACATGCTGTATCGCCTGAAAACAGACGCAAAGAATCCATCACTGTTCCCTGTCGTTGCTATGTGTAAAGCGTCCGGTACATCTCTCGATGAGATGTACGACATCATTCCACGCAAGGAAGAACCAACGGAAAAGCTGTCGCTCGACACAACGGTAAAGGTGCAGGAGGAAAAACTGCGTTCTTTGGAAGAGCTGTCCAAAAGCAAGGACAGGATCATCAGAAACCAAGAGAAACGTCTCAGACACCAGATCATCACGATAGTCATACTTGGCTGTCTACTGTTTCTAACGCTCGTGTACGGTTTTGTGATGGACAGGATGGTGCCGCACGCGGGAATCTTTCAGTACACAAAATCAGAAACCATATAAACGAAAACAGCTGCATTCCGTCACCGCTCGGATATGCAGCTATTTTCGCAAATGAAAGGAGATTTCTATGAAACCAATAACCTATGTTCCATGGAGGGCACGAGAATGGAATAACTCGTTCACCATGGATATTATAGCACACTTGTCAACTCTTGTCAAGCAAAATGTTTTCGGTTGACAACACTTTGTGCCGCGTATTGTCAATGCTTTTTCCGGCTGAATATCGCAAACAAGCCTTTCTTTTGTGTTGTCAATTCTTGTTGTTCTCCGCTGTCAAGCATGTCAACAACACTTCCCTGTTTTTCGGCTTCCAGTATGTTCTTGTGTTCTTCTATGTAGTTCCGTTGTTGCAGTGCGGTTATGGCGTTCTGGCTGATTTCCTGCTCTTTCTGCACCAGTTCCGTTAGCTTCTGCGTAAGCTCCTTGATGGTAGCATCCTTTTCCGCAATCCTTGTCTCCATTGTTGTCAGCATTTCATTTTTCCTTGCCAATTCACCGCGCAACATGTCAACAATATCCCGCATTGTGTTGTCAACGTCACTTTCGGCATTTGCCTTATTGTTTTCAACACTGTCAATGTTTTCGCCTAACGCATTGCCAACGTTTCCAACAAACATATTGCCATCATTGTCAACGTTAATCTCCATATCATACAGGGCAGCGGCAGCTATATCAATGGTTTTCGGCTTTGTATCCTTGATATATGCTTCGATTCCTTTCTTAGTGCGCACAGCCTGCGTAGAAACGCCTATGAGCCGCGCAAACTCGGATATGGGTATGTATACTCCATTCATGATTATCCCTCTAATACGCTGTCTCTTTCGGCTTCTGACACCTCGTTAGACACGTAATCTTTCAATGCGATTTTGAATTGAATCCTGTCTATGGTTTTTCCTGCTCGAATCGGTGCAGCTGTAACCTCTATATCTGTGAACCGATTGATTTCCTCGACCGCAGGATTGAGCACACGTTTTCGGAAATCGCTGTACATATCATATCCGACTATTTGCAGCAATGTACGCAGTTCATATATGGTCGGTTGGTACTCGCCGATGTACAGATAGCTTTTCAAGATTTCATAAAGCCGGATCGCATACTTGGTTTTCATGGCGAGCACATAAACAAGCTGATAGGATGTGTAATTGTTTTTCAGAAAGAGCAGGAAAGGCTTTAAGTCAGGGTCGAACCCTACGATCGCTTTCTTCGGGACGAAATGCTCCAGCTGTTCTTTCGTCATTCCGACCGTGTCAGGGAAGTATACGCTGTTCAACCACCGGTGCAGTCCCCATCCTCTGCCAAAATCCGCCCAAAACGAATTGTCCGCGAGATTTTTGAGTATGCCCGCGAAATCGCGGAATGTTTTTACCTGCTTTTGGATTCCGCATACTTCGCAGAGATTCCCAAGGTCTATCTCATACCCGGATAAGTTATCGTCCTCCGGTTTTATCTTACTTATGATGTACAGGAGCAGCTTTTGTTCCTGCGCGGATAAGTCGTATTTCGTCTTGCGAATCAGGTCGTTTTGCTTGACAACAAACATGCTTCGCTCTTTTTGCACGTTTTTTTGTTCCATGTCCGATACCAAATGTCCACATGAGACTTTTCAACAGACAGTTGCCAATACTAAATGTCCGCATGAAATCGTAAATCCGATACCAAATGTCCACATGAATAATACCAAATGTCCACATGAACGATACCAAATGTCCACATGAGAACCTTTTCTTCCTTTATATATAAAAAATATCTAAGTATCTCTATAAGTACTTAAACGCGCGCGTGCGCGAGAAGTATCATAGAGAGATACCAAATGTCCACATTACGGAGCGATACCAAATGTATGGATTATTCTTCCGCGAATCGCCCCTCGTGGTTTTCGTATTCCTTGACAAGTGTGTAATACAAGTGTCTGCCAATTCCCATTTCACGGCATACGGACGAAACGCTTCTCTTGTCATTGCGAATATCCGCGTAAAGACGCAGGAATTTGTCTGTATTTACTTTCGTGAAGGGCCTGCCGCCATACACCCCGCGTGCTTTTGCGGCTTCTATGCCGGATCGTTGGCGTTCTTTGATATTCTGGTACTCACGATCCGCGACGTAGGACAAGAGCAAAATCACCATATCGTTTACGAGTTCTCCCATCGCTCCATCCCCGCCGGGGAGCGGCATGTCGAGTACCTTAATGTGTACACCTTTGTCTTTGGTCAGCAGTTTCCATTGCTCCACGTTCTCTCTATAGTTTCTGCCGAGACGGTCAAGGGAAGACACAACTACAGTGTCTCCAGGACGGAGCAGGGAAAGGAGCTTTTTGTATTCCGGTCGTTCGTAGTTCCGACCTGTGGCAAAGTCTATGAAAATATTCTCGTCCTGTATACCGAGCGCTTTCATTTCTGCGATTTGTCGTTCCGGATTCTGGTCGGTGGTAGAAACACGGACATACGCAAATTCATAAGATGGCATGGATTCACCCCCAATAGAACTATTATAGCATTGTTACCTTTGGGTTGTCAATCCATAGCGGAATAAAAATGTGCCGCAAGGGTCATTTACGGCACATTTATTTTGTTTTCGACACTGGGCTTGCGAAACGTGTACCCTAATCAGACAGTTTTTCGACCTTTTCAGCCGCTTCCGTCTCGCTTAAAGTAGGGCAGCAACACTTGTCACCATACATTTCCAGATACTTTTCCGTGAAAGTCTTTTCACGGAGAATCTTCACGGTGGAACAAATGCGAGCGACCTGTTCCATTTCCTCATAGGTAAGGCTGTTTATGTCAATGTCACGCAGTACGTCCATGAACCTATCATAGATTTCTCTCACGTTTGTAAGCCTCCTCATGCCTGATTCATCTGTTCCAGACAGCGTCTGAGAGCTTCACGTTCCTTTTCGTTTCCTGCATTCTCGTACATGGTCTGTAGATGCTCCATCATTTCCTCACGGCTGTCTGTACGGCTATAACCATCTCTGCGTTGACTGTGACCGCCGTCTCCGCCGTCACGACTATAGTGACCGCGCACATAGTGCTTGCCATAGCTGTTTCCACGTCCATAGGAACCGCGCATATCCGCTTCCCATTCGCCGCCGCGGCTGTATCTGTCACGGCTGTAACCGCCATCTTCCAGCATTTCGATCTTATAGGTGTTCTTGATCGTGTCTGTCAGTTTGTGGATTACATCGAGATCGCCCGTGTTCAGCTCACCCTTGTCCGCGAGTTCTTCCAGCTCGCAGCAGAGCGTTTCTCTGAGAGTATCGTAATTTTTCATGTTTTCCTCCTTTACGCTTCACGCGTGATTATCATGTTTGCGTTCTGTACGTTGATTGCCGCCGTGGACGTGTTCTGAACCGATACGGTTACGCAGCACCCACGCGGAACGTCAACGAACGTATCCACCGAGACGTTGAAGTATTCGTTTACCGCAGCCGGGGTGACGATTGCGGTGCTTGCCGGGAGCGTTTCACCGGATATGGCAAGCGCGATAGAGATAGGACCCGCCGTGCCGCCTGTAGGAACCGCAATGTTCGCGCCGAAGCTGACGCGGTACCGCGCTCTACACTGGTTCGTAATGCCACGCAGTGTGGCAATACCGGAACCCTCACGATGGACTACGTTTCCGGTAGTACACCGTACCGGGGTTTCCGTGAAGATTACATTCTGATTTGCCGCTACAGTCTGAACGGCATTGCTTGTGTATTCGGGCATTGTATTTCCTCCTTAGAAAAGAATTACGGCAGAGCATTTGCCCTGCCGCAGTAGTCGCACAATCGGCAAGAGCCGAACATCACCAAACAAAACAGGGAAGGTGCATTTCAGTTTTTCGTTATGCTGCGATACCGCAGCCGCAAGCAGTTGTGACGGTTCCGTAGCAGCAACTCGGATTTTGGACTAAATATGCCGGGATAGGACACGGTTTCAGCTGGTTCACAAGGTATGCATTCTGAGCCGCCTGAGAAGCCGCGAGCTGTGCCGCGAAAATCTGCTGGTTCTGCTCCGCAATCTTCGCGTCCTTGGCTTCAATACGCTGTGCGGTCAGTGCGTCGAGAATCGCTCTCGCGTTGCAATTCTGGTTGTCCACAATGTCACGCGTCGCGTTCTGGATGGTGTTGCGCGTGTCGCAAGCCTGGGTAGCGATATTGTAGTTGGTTTCGCCGATAGCCTGCTTGATGTTGCAGCAACATTCAGCGTTCTGTGCCTGCATGTTGTTCAGCTGCTGCATGAGTGCCGCCTGCTGATTGCAACGGGCGAGTTCCGCGTTCATGAAGCCATTGCTCATGTTATGGTTCACACCTGCAAAGCCATTGAGCATGGTGGTGTTCATGGCATACGCAGAATCGCAAATGCCGTTGTTGATTGCGTCGCTCTTTCTTTCGAGAGACTGCGTAGAGCTGTCAATCTGTCTCTGGAGCGTAGCAAAGTCGCTTGCAAGAACGTAATTGTCCATTGCGCCGTTGTTACCTCTGTTGCCCCATCCGTTGTTACCCCATCCGCAGAAAAGGAATAACACGATAAGCCAGACCCAGTTGTCTCCCATGAATCCGTTGTTCCGGTTGTTACCGCTCACCGCAGCAATATCAGCCGGAGATAAATCTGTACCTACCAATTGTCTGTACCTCCTGTTTTGTTTTGATATATACACTCCCTTTCGGGTAATGTTCCTATTTCAGAAAAGAACCAAACTGAGAAAGAATCGCTTGCGCCTGTTGCACAAGGGAATTGCACTGATCCTGTGTCATTCTGCCGCTGTTAAGAAGCTCCTGTACTTTCTGCTGCGGATCACCTTGAAACTGGTTCTTGAATCCCATGAGCTGTTGTACCATTGGGTTCATACCGCCGCTCTGGTTGCCGCCGAGTGCTTCGAATAACGGGTTAGGCATTCTCTACTTCCTCCGTTTCTTTCTTCTTCGATTTTTTGCTGTTGTATTCTTCCACACGAGCCGCCAGAGCTGCAAATTCTTCACGGGTGACGTATTCCTGCGCCGGAATAGAAACCGCGCCCTGTGCCGTTCTGGGGCGTTCTACGTAGTCGATAATGCGCATATCGTCCGGTTTGCCTGTAATGTCCACACTCTTGATGTAGATGGTCTGCCGTTCGCTGTCCCACAGTGTTACCGTCGCGCCATTCGCGACAGGGAAGGACTTTGCTGCCGCTTCTCCCTGCACCCACGTGATAGCACCGCTCTGCTGTGGCATTTGCTGCGCCATCTGTTGTGGCTGTGCCATTGGTGTTTGCATCATGGGATTTTGCTGCATCTGATTCTGATACAGTTGGTTCTGCATCATTTGATTCTGCCGCAGCTGTGCCAGCTGATCCGGCATAGGCTGTCCGTAGTAAGGGTATCCGTACATTCGTTATCTCCTTTCCCAGTAATACATGGGTATCTTGTCTCCGCTATCCCAAGAATCGTACCAGTTTCCGTCCTGCACGCACACGACGTGTCCAGTCAGTGCGAGAATATACGTCCCTTGCGGATGTTCGTTCGCGAAATCTGCCACGCTGTAGCATTCCGGGCATTCATTCGGTACTACCTCACGCGTGAAACCGTTATCTTTCAGATACGCGCCCCATACGCAGTTTGCGGATGGCATATCGCACATGGTGTAGCCAGTCAGACAGATTCCGGTATATACCTCTCCCCAGTCTTTTCCGGTAGCACGGCTGATAGCGCGTATCACGCAGTCTCCAACGCTCTTGCCATTGGGATTCGGATTGTAGTGAACGTATGGCATACTCACCTCCAAAAGAAAAACTCTCTCTTGTTCTGGTATCATTGTACCATCGCAAGAGAGAGCGTTTTGTCAGTGTTTTAGCACCGTTTTGTCATTCTTTTTCAGATTAGAAACTGCATGATTTTGCGGGAGGCTGAGGCATGAGATTTCGCCGTCGCACTGTAGCTGTAGCCGATCCTGTCAGCAATTACCTGTAAGTCCGATAGCTTGTCCACATACCTCATCGTCATAATGCGTTCTTCCACCTTCGTCAGCGCGGCGCGCCGGATGATCGCGCGGATCCTGTCCCGGTCACCGATACCGCGCAATATGCGTTGGCAAGCGACATCATATCGCGGCAAGTCCTCGCCCCCTTACACCTCCGTTTCGGTTTCGTCCTTTTTCTCCGGCTCTTTCTCCGCCACATCCATGCCGCCGAGAGCCGCTGCGGAATCAGAGCGAGATTCCGCGAAGCTATAGCTTGCGAAAGCCGCGATTGCCATTGCCGCGCCGCTGATGATCTTTTCCAGTTCCTCCGGCTGCGCGCCGCAGATCATAGCGATACCCGCCACAAACCCGGCTACTGCCATCCAAAACTTACGGCTTGTCAGCTTCTTCGCCCAATCGATTTTCTTCATGATATTCTTCCTCCGTCATTTTTTCATCATATTCCGGTATATATTGCGCCCGGATTTTCTCTCTGTTTTCAAACGCCGATTTCGCGAGATACCCTGCAATCCCGCACCCCATCGGCGCACCTATGTAGGTTAGCAAGCTGTCCAGCGATACCACATCCGGCGCGCGGATCATCTGCCACACTACGACCCCCATGCCAAAAGCAATACCAACAAACCACGCCAGCACCATAGCGGACACGACGCGTTTGCTGTATTGCTTTATCGTCGGTTTTCGCATGTTAGCACCTCCAATCCTAAGTTTGACGCAAGTTAGTCGCAAGTTTGACGTAAGTTAATACGTGATGTAGTTGTTGATCCGTCTGTTGCCAACCGTCGCGTATTTGCCCGTGCCCGTCTTGCGGACGTAGCTTCCGCCGCCATCGAGACAAATCACATCGTCAAACTTTTCGTCCTTGATCTTGCGCCAAAACTCCATGCCGTAGATGTAGTTTTTCGTTGCCGTCTTGCCGCTGATAACCCATATTTTTCCGTCGCGCACACCAAGCCAGCTGCGATACGTCGCGTACATGCAGCTTTCGTCCCATCCCTGCGACTTGACGTAGTTGTAATAATCCACATCGTCACCATTGCGGATGGTGGGCACACCGGAAATAGCGTAGATCGCATCACTCGGCGGCGCGTTGAGATCTGCCACATACACCTTGCCAGAGGACGTTTTGATCAACGTCGATACCTTGCGCCCGTGATACTGTGTGCTCGCATTGTCATCGCAACCGTACCGCAGTTTGCCGCCGCGGACGTACGGCTTTATGTACTTTTCTGCGTCCGGCGCGATTTTGCCAATGTCGCAGACGAGATTAGCGACAGGCAGGGTAAAATTGCCCATCGCGCCCTTGTACGCGCCGAAGAACCCGCCGTTTATGTATCTGTCCTCGCTGATGTTTTTCTTTCCCGCGTCGTGATATTCGATTCCGAAATCATCCGCGCGGCAGATCGTGAACCCGTTGACAGTGTAGCAGGTACGTTCGGCAGGCTTTACGGTTTTAACCGTGACTGCGCCGACCGCGTTGTTAATGCCCAGCACGGTTGTGGGATCGATGGACGTGCCGCTTTCCCGCACCTCAAAGTGCAGGTGGGAGCCGGTGGACTTGCCCGTTGACCCCTCCACACCGAGCGCGTCCCCGGCTTTGATTTTCGTCCCGCGCGCCACAAGCCGTTTGGACAAATGGCAGTAGTAGTACAGCCGTCCATCCTCTCCGTCCACACGGACGTAGTTGCCCCACTCGCTCGTGCGGTTTGCCTTGTCCGTGATGATGGTGGATTGCCCCACCACGCCGCCGACTACGGCATAAACCGTTTTGTTGGTTCCGACGAGGTCAATCCCCTTGTGATACTCGCGCGCCCCGCCGAGCGTACGCCAGCCAAACGGGGATGTAACGCGTACTGTGCCTTTATACGGTAGCAACATGTGTCACACCTCCTTCAATCAAATTTAACGCACACATTCTCCTGCTTTTTATATACGTCCACATATGCTTCGTTTTTCGCGCCGTTGTATGTGATTTCGTAGTACATTCCATCCGGCTCGGGAGTGCCAAGAAGCGCTTTGTTGTTGCCGAGTGCTCTGCAAAGCCACACAACATACACATCATCCGGCATGATCATTTCGCCTTCTGTGTGTTCGTTGAAGTACTTCGCTACGATCTTTCTGCATTTTTCTTCAAATTTCTTGTTATCCATCTTATTTTTCCTCTTTTTTTTCGATTTCGTCCGGCAGTGACATGATGTGCTCGTGCTTGTCCGTAGCCACATCATTCCCGCCGAGCGCGTGATATGCCTTGTACGTGCGGCTCTCCGCCTCTTTCGCGTAGTTGGGGCAGTATCCCTTGCGGCTGTACTCTTTGTAGTTCCGCAGGATTTCCGCGCGGAGCAGGCACTGCACACCGTCCTCCAGCGCGGTATTGCGCCGTTTCGCCATGCGGTACCACGTAACGCAGTACGTCAGCACCGACCCGCACACGAGCGGGATTGCCCAGTCGATGATTTTGTCGATCATGTTATACCTCCGTAAAATAGGTTGCATCGTCAAATCCGCTCGGCACGCCGTTTCCCAGAGCGACATAGATCGTCGTGCCATCGGTATAATGATACCCCATTTTCACTGCTTTTCCCGGCAGCCAGTACAGCGGATTTTGCATTGTTCCGAGTGCATTGGGATCTTCCACCAGCTCCCACGCAAACCCGGAGGATGGCGTATACATCGGCTGCCATTTGTAGCCGACTTTTGGTTCTACCGTCGGCATAGGTGCTTCGGGGATTGTTGCCAACATCAGTTCCAGTTTCTTCGCGTCTGTCAGCGGTTCGATAGTTGATTCTGCCTCCATGGACGATTCTTGCATTGCCGCGATTTCTTCCGCGGTCATTTCGCGGATTATTCCGTTTTCCCAAATTTTCATTTTATTTTCCCTTCCCGTATAAGCTCACTTTGCTGCCTTCCGGTAAAAAAAGGTTGGCGTTTGAAGCGTACATCTGAAATATAGATAGTTTGCTCAGCTCAACGGCATCGGCAAAAGCATACGAAAAAATATCCGGCTCCACTTTTTTGCTCAGCCCTCCGCCGACGATTCCCCCGAGCGAGCTTGCGTATCCCACTACCGTTTGATTTGCTATTACCCCATTTATTGTCACCGATGCGTTATTTGCCGTTTTTGCCCTGCACGAAAACCATATTACAGCATCTTTCTTATCGGTCTGGATTGCCACTTGAATCACATATTTTAGCTCATAAAACGCGAACGGCTGCCCGTTTTGGTCTTGCGTAATGGTAAGTTTTGTTGTCTCAGCAGGAACAACTGCAGTTTTTATCAGCTCCCACGTTTCACCTCCCCCGCCCGGCATATCCACCGGCTCCCACTCCGTCGGCTTGCCCGCGCTGTCCACCGCCGTGATTTTGGCGATCTGCCCAACCTTTGCCCCGGTGACATCCATGCCCGCGCCGTCTTTTCCGTCCGCGCCTTTCGGTCCCACGGGTCCCGTGTTGCCTTTCTCTCCCTTTTCACCTTTTGCCCCGTCAAACGCACCGCTTGCTTTTGCCTGCGCCAGCGCGTCGTTGATCGCCGTCGGCAGTGCGGTTTCATCCAGCTTCTTCCCAATCGCATCCCCCGCCGCTTTCGCGTCCGCCGCATCCCCCGCTCTCGTCAGCGTGTCGTCCACGTCAACCGAGCCGCCCGACACCGCCGCCCACGTGTATCCGCCGTCCGTCGCCGTGCAGATGTACAGCCGCTGCGTATCCTCGTCGCGGTAGAGCTGGTTTACCTTGCCCTGCGTTGCCGACGTAGGTGCGCCTTTACCGGAGATGGTAGACACACCACCGCCGTTCGCGTCCTGCACCACCACAGGGAGCGGATGCCACTGTCCGTCCTTGCCGCGGTATTTCAGCGCGCCGATGTTTTGTAATGTTGCCATGTTTCCTCCTTAAGTCACAATGAACGTCCTGTATGTGTCATAGCACAGGTATGTGCCCTTAACAAACACAGCAAATCCATTGGATGAATCGTTTTTGAAGATAACGGATGGGTGTGTGCCGCCGCCTATTTCTGTTTCGATTGTCGCAAGGGAATCGCTTGTACGAATATAGCACGTCTTGTTTGTCACATCGAATATGATCGCTTCTACACTGTCCGGGCTGTTGGTACTGCCGTCAGACGTTCCACTTGTTGCCGTAGCCAAACACATGACGTATTTCGCACCCGACATCGCCAAAGAGAAATACGCGATCCGATGATAGTCATACGAGCTATCCACTGCGCTGTTCCATGATCTGTTTGTGGTGATAGAAGTGACGGTTGCGCCTGTTTTGAGCGTTCCATTCACACCGAATATCGACACGCCGCTTTTGATATTTGCCGCCACAAGATTGCTATCTCCTGCCACGGTCGTAGCCGCTGTTGTGTATCTGTTCGCCGCAACAGCCGTTTTAGAGGACGTTCCCGGCGTAATGGTGCCGCCGCTGTCTGTGGTTAACTGCCACGAATTTGTTGCGGTTGCGCTCGTGCTGATATATCCAGCCGTCTTTACTTTGGACGTAACCGAGAATTTGCCAGTGGTAAGGCTGAAGTTTACCGTAGGCGTATCGAGTTCGCCATTTGTGGTGGTAGATGATACGCTAACCGTTACTTTACCGTTCCCGTTGTGGTATCCTGCCGGAATCGTAACCGAGCCGTTGCTTGTCTTTGTGGAAGTCCACGCGCCGTTGTTGGTCATAGTGCCCGTAATTTCTGCGCCTGTAGCGTCTACGCTCTTTTTTCCGGCTAATATATCCTCTGCCGCCGCTGTGATACCGGACAGGTCAGGCGCGTCCGTAGAGCCGGAGCCTTTCGCAGGTAACGCCTGTGCTTTGGCTTTCAGCGTATTGAGCAGGGTAGTGTTGTCTGTAATTGGGATGTTTGCCAATGTATCACCTCATTTCACGCTTGCCATACGGTACTGCCGTTTACGACAAGCTTCTTGATTTCGCGGGTGGTGTTCCCGGATACGTAGTTGATTTGCGCCACGTTCGTATACTGTGTGCCGTTCAGGGTGAACGTGTAGTCTGTCGGGCTTGTCCATACGAACGTATAGCATCCGTCAGCATCGGTGGTGCCGGATACCATGAGGGTGGAGGAAAGATTCAAAGCGGGACGAACGCCACAGACACCAATGTAAGCAGAGTAGACGTCAACATTACCGTTCTTGGCGATATACCGAGCGACGCGGGCGTTCTCATAGTTAGACGTTCTCAGCCACCAATACCAAGCGATAGTCTTTGTCGAAGGTTTGGAACTCGAAGGAGTATTGCTGATACACTGTTGCGTAACATACCCGATACGATCGGTATTGCTCGTGTAGTAGCCCCACGCCGCACCTTCGGCGATACCGATCTCATTCGAGAGACCGACTTCGGTTGTGGACGGAAGAAATACCTTGCGAACAACATCCTCATAAGAGCCGCCGTCTACACTCGGTTTGACAACACGAATGGTTGTCGAGAGAATAGCGGCTTTTTCATCGTCCGTAAAACCGTTCAGAAAGCCGGGGCGAGCTGCGTACTGAGTACCGTAACCGCCTGTACCCGCCGAAGTATCGGGAGACTGGTCTGCGCTATGAGCTGCACTGTACCATGCACCACCTACGGCGTCTTTGTTAAGCCATTGGTCGAGGTTGGAGACGGAATAACGGTTGTTACCGTAACTTTGCCGGTCGGAATTGCTGTTACTCGGTTCTTTGGCATCGAAACATCTCAGGTCAAGAATCTCCGTAGCGTGAAGCGTAATCGCATTCTCTGGATAAGCCGGGGTACACTGGTGATTCTTCGCGACAATCGTCCAGATAATCGGCTGCGCGTCTTCGGTGTTCACTTGATACTTACCGAATTTCACTTTACTGCCAACTGCCAGATTGGATATTGTTAGCGGCATTACGATACCTCCGTAATGGTCAGCGTCTGTGTGGTGGAATCATAGGAAACCGTGGGATATGCGCTTGCCTTGTTTTCCACAATAGACGTGATTTCCTGAATCAGCGTTTTCTGCGAACTTACCTCGTTCTTGATGTTGTTGTTCAGCGTAACCGTTCCACTCCCGCCGTGATACCCCTGTGGAATGGTAACGGAATTGTCCGTAATGCCGTTCAGCGTAAGCGATACGTTGCCTTTGTTATCCATGGTTCCGGTTACATCCGCACCGTTTGCATCTACGAATTTCTTGCCCGCAAGCACGTCAGCCGCTGTTGCCGTCACAGTGGAAGTATCATAGCCGGATTGCACCGTATCGATTGCGTCAGGAAGTCCGGTATAATCCGTAGCCGCAGTACCGTTCTTTGCTGTGATTTTCGTATTGCACTGTGTGAGAATGCTGTTCAGGGAAGTAAACCATGCGGTTACTTTCTGTGCGATTGTCATGTGTTGCCTCCTATAAGTGTATCCATCTGCGCGGCTGTAGTGTCGAAGTCTCCAACAACTCCGGCTACATAATCGTACACAGCTTTTCCAGTCACAGCGTTCGCGCCTGTAGATGTAACCGACGCATCCACAGTAGGCGCGCCGCTCAGGTCGCTGTAATTCCCGCTGAAATTGCTCGTGCCGGCGCCGATGTTGGTTCTTGCTTGTGCTTGTAGTGCATCGGAAAGCGTTTGAGAATCGATACTGACACAGCGTTTCACTTTTAAGTCAACTGCATCCATACAGATATCAATTACTCCGGTGATACCTTCAAACACAACCTTATTCTGCACGGGGTTTGTAGATGTTTCGGACAGCTCATCGTCTATAGTGATGGTAGCACCACTCCCGTCAGCACCATTGTACACGTTAAACGTAGTAGTCGTACTGTCCGTATATGTAATTGTGTATGTGTCTGTGGTGCCAGCCGCGCCATTGCCACTCGTGCGCGTGATGGAAACGATACCTTTGCCCGGATCGCCTTTCGCGCCGTTTGTACCGTTCGTGCCGTCCTTACCATTGTACACGTTGAACGTAGACGTGGAATCATCCGTATACGTAATGGTGTACACGCTGTTCGCACCCTTGCCGCCGTCCGTGGTCAGCGAAATGTTGCGGATACCGCGCCCCGCGTCACCTTTGATACCGTTGATCGCACCGATATTCGTCCATCCTGCCGTTGCGTCGTAGACATACACGTCATACGGAGCCGCAGAACCTACGAAATACGCGTCTCCCGCCGTGGGATTGGAGGGAAGTGCGGAGGCAGAAGCCACAATGCCTTTCGGAGAAAAGCCGGAGCCGTCTCTACCATTTTGTACGGTGAATGTAGAGGTAGTAGCGTCGGTATACGTGATGGTATAGGTATCAACAGAACCGGAAGTGCCATTTCCGGTTGTGCGTACAATGGAGACGATACCGCGCCCATTCGTACCGTTTTTACCGTCAAGCAGTGTGATGGTCTGCGAGGTAGGGAACAGTGCAATATCCGCGTCAGAGGGGATATCCGATTCCGTTTCTCCGTCCGAGAGCACATATACGCCGCTTGCACCGCGTTCGCCCTTTGCGCCGCGCGGAATGCCGAACACAAGACGCGCGTTTGTATTCGTTCCCTCATTCGAGACGGAAGCATCGGAACCGCTTGGAAGCGTCACGGTTCTCGATACCGCAACAGTCGCCGCTTCGCCGTCCGCTCCGTCAAACGCACCGGAATCCTTAGCGGATTGCAGAGCATCTGCGATGTCGTCCTGCATCTGCGCACGCAACTGTTCATAGACACTCGGCGTTTCCGGGATCGAATTCTCTCCCTTGCGCACAATTGTGTTCGGAATCTCCATCTCGCAAGGAAGTGTATATTTCCGCTTTTTGAGGACGTTGTTCTCAATGGCATATCCGCTGATAACCAGCTTGCCCACGCCGGACTGCTTGTACATCTCCGGGGGAACAATCACCTCCCCGCTTGCAAGCACCTCCACAGGGGAACCATACACCGGATAGAACGTCGCTTTGGTGAGCAGTCCTTCCCATTCACCGGAGAACACAAACGCCAGACGGTCAACGCCTACGGAGCCATATGTGCCGAGCGTAATTCTGCCCGGTTTGATCCATACGTCGTTAATGGTCAGTGCCTGCGTCATCTTCTTCCTCCGCTTTGTTTATCTCTGCAAAGATTTCCTTGATGGATTCAAAGATAGCCACCTTTTTATAGCTATCGTCAATGGTCTTGATGTTCATGTTATCAAGCCATTCCGCACATTTCTGGAGTAAGAATTTCATCCGTTCCGTATTCATATTTTCACCTCATGTTGAAAGAATTTTTTCGCCGTTGTAATATATGCCATCCGTGCAGAATACATAGTCTCTTGAGGAATACCCCATCTGTCCGGTTTGGCCCATGTTAGCCATGCTTGCCGCTGCACGTATTCTTACGTTTTCGCTTGCTTCTATCGTAGCAAAACCGTTTGAATCTATGTAGATTCCTCCATCCGGTGTGCTGCTTTCTATACTTATAGAGCCTTTCGCGGACAATTTAAGAGCCACATTGTATTCCGTTCCATTTTCGTTCGCATATTGAGAATCGATTAACAAAGCGTATTTTGCATCATCCGAAGAACCAGAGCCATAGTTTTTGAGACTTATCGTTGCGAGAGTATCATACCATGTATCGTTTGCGGTATCAGAAGCCGTGAAATTCAGTTTACTTGTTGCTGTCGAAGCTCCATATAGCATATGCAGTTTGATTCTGTTCCCGGACACGACAGTAGAACCGGAATCACCAAGGCTCCCCGCAGTCACGAATGAAGATTCGCCTGAAAATTGGATTTTGTCCGCGCTTATCATGATAGAAGAACCGGAACCGTTCACGGCATCCACTATGATTCCAGCAGCGGAAGATGATAACCCCGTGCCAGAGCTGTTGACAAGCAGGCTTATCCTTGCACCATTCGCATTTGCTTGTTGCTGAATGGAGGAAATAGACTGAATCGCTCCATCCGCAGTGTTGTTCTTCCAGTACGTCAGAGAGCTGATACTGGATTCATTCGCGTTTGCCTTTTGACTGATGGACGCAATGGAGTTTGTCGCTTCCGATTTCCACTGCGTCAGGGAAGTGATACTGGATTCATTCGCCGTGACGCGCCCCTCTAAGGACGCAAGGGAAGTAGAGGTGGACGTTTTCCATTCGGAGTACGCCGTCCATTTCGCTTCGTTGCTGTTGATGTACGTCTGGAAGTACGTTTTCACGTCATTCGCGCCGTCCGACCACTGCTTGAACAATGCTTTCGCATCGTCCGAGAAGTGGTCCATGTCGAGGTTGTATATCATGTCGAGCTGATCCCGGTTCTTTTTCGTGATTTCGTTCCGCAGCGCTTCCAATTCGTCCTGCATTCGTGAAAACCTGTCCAAATCAGACGGATTTTCCGTTTTTGCCGCACGTTTCGATGTATCGGGAATGCTTGTGTTCAGATAAGCGGGTTTCTTAGCTGTTTTTATACACGTCACCTCCCCATGAAATCATAAGCTCTGCCGCATGGATAATCGCCTTGCCATGTCCGCAAATCCGCAGCCTGTGACAGAACGCACCAAATCCCCGTAACATTCCGCGCATTTCCTGCAAGCCATACTTACTGGAATACAGAATCCGCTTGCTTGTGTTCGCATTGAATTTCTCCCCATCCCGCAGAAGATACGCCGATACGGTACTACCGCGCCATATCTCCGCAAGCAATGTGATTTTCTTTGCACGCCGTACATCAAGCCGTCCCGCAAACATGAGATCGGTTTCAAACCACCAATCGCCATAGTCATCCGGATCAAAGGAAGTATCAGAGGAATCCGTGTCTTTTTCAGCTTCATCGGCAGACCGAATCAGAACAATATCACCGTTATCCAGTAGTCCATATAACCCGTTGTCGTTCGCCGCAAACTGCTTTACAGCGTGCGTCACATCAGAACCGCTCCAAACGCCATTTTTGAGCCTGTAGAGCGTGTTCCCGAGTTGACAGTACAAACTGTCCTTGTACCCGCCTAATACCGCTCCTGCGTAATTTCCTAAGCCCAGAGACGTGCTAACTTCCTTTGGTGTGCCGCCGCCGAAAGCATACACCGCATCCTGTGAAGCGAAATACAGCACGCCGTTTGCTTCTGCAATCGCATACTGATTATCCGCACCATAGGAGCCTACGTCAACAATCCGAAAAGGATTTTTGTTGTTGTACACCAGCTGCATGAAGTCTTTCTTAAACAAAACGACGTGGTTATCATAGGTATAGATACCCGTAAACTCGCCGTCTGCCTTGACATTGGATTGCGACATGGAAACCCATGCATGCGCGCTGGAAGTATCATCAGCCGTATCCAAATCCCAATTGGCGTAGTCGTTGTACGCCGACGCATATACCAGATTGTTGTCCACACCAAACACACGGGAACCATACACGGAAGCCATATGTAAATTGGGGTACGTGTCCCCAAGAGAAGCTATCGGATTGCTTGCCGCCGGGTGAAAATCCATCGAAACGCAGTCCGGGAAGATGAGCAGCTTTCTTTCAAACGTGGAAGCTACGATGTTCTCCGTATTCTTCGCGACATTGAATTGCACCACAGACCGCTTACGTAGATCAAGCGTATCATTCTTCGCGTCCCCTATAATTCCTGTGCGGATGTCATTCCTGCGCCGCCAGTCTACCTTAATTTTCCCGGAGTCGCGGTAAATCACCACAAGGAAATCATCGAACCCGAACACGCCGATAGGCTCCGCATAGTGGGCATAGTCCGTGAATTTATGGGCTACCGTAATGCGCGGAGGATCGATGTCCACCCCGGAACAGTCGGAAATCTGCCCGCTGTCTACGGTATCCGTGCGATTGATACCGCCCCATCCCCAACGCAGAATGCTGTAGCGGGATTCTGCCGAGGGCAGGGAAGAATTGAGGTATACAAACTCGTTTTTCTTATCTGCCATACCGTTCATTCCTCTTGCTTGCCCAGACTTTCAGGGATTCCAGCTGTGTGTTGTAATCGTTCAGCCACTTCGCGGACAGCCCATCCTCATTTGCGATTTTATACGCTTCTCCGCGCAGTTTCGCACCAACAAGGTCTAACCATTCCACAGGCACCATAACATGCGCTGTAGTGTTCGTTTCCGTCTTCACAGGCGGCCTTTTCCGGTATACAATCACCATCTGTTCCGCATAAATCGGAGACTGCGCGTACAGCTTGCCGCTGTAGTCCGTGTAATATAGCGGCTTTTCCGGATACTGCAATGCGGCGGTCTCTCCGGACCTCTCCAACTCCAGGTAGTCCATAAACACCGCAATCACATCATCAAACGTGAGTGTTGCGCAATCGGAAGCAACCGCAGCGTCTTTCAGGGTTACAGTCACTTCTTCAGAGGAATCCGACACATCAATTTTTATAACGTCGTACTCCTTGAAAACCTCGGTGTACAGGATTTGTTCTACCGACGCAAGCCACCTGTACCAACTCGCATCCGGAATGGCGATGGTAATATCCGATTCATCCTTTACGGAATCGATGAATTTCTTCGCGGTAACGCCGGAATCGTACATTCTACACCCCCATAAATCGTTTGCCGTGTACCATGGCGCCCCACACCGTCTTATAGGCAAAGTCTGCTTCTGCTACAAAGTCCGTCTTGCGGTCGGAATCTTTGGTAATCAGGAACAGAATATTGTCTACGATAGCAGAGAAATACTCGTCGTACACGGATATATCATCATTGATCGTCAGCGGCTTTTGATAGGAAGAAGCATACACATACTTCTTTCCGTATCGATTTTCCAGTGTGCGAACCGTGGTATCCAAATGCCGGATAAACGTGGGCTCTCCGCACGGATTCTCTGCCGTGATACGATCATATAGTTCTTTCGTAGTCATAAAGCAAAATGGGAGACAAGGCATATTGAATTGTCCCTGTCTCCCTTCTCCTATTCAGATTTTTTGCTTGATTGCAGAGGTATTAGCCCCCTGCATTTGCCTTTGCGTCACAGTCGTACAGCTCCACACAGCCGCCCGGATTATAGCAGATAAGTTCCATGTAGTTCGCGAGCAGCGCACGGTATTCGGAAGTACCCGGCTGGAGCACAAAGATGGAGCCATTGTAGTTACAGTAGTCCCAATCGGTCTGCCGCAGCTCAAACGTGGAGGTATCAACACCCCACATCTTCGTAGACGGCACAAACGGATCGTTTACAATGGTGGTCAGCTGGTTGCCGGTTACGATGTCGTAGCCAACCGCACCGCCGTGGAACGTCCGCTTTTCGACAATGGACTGATTGGAAGACCGCATGTACTTTTCATAGGCTTCAAACGCCTTGTCGCCTGCCATAAAGAGGTCAATCTTTACGCCATTGGTGCGGTTCGCCCACCGGACAGCGTTCGTGAGCTTGACATCATCAATGTCATTGTCGGCATCCATGGAGCGCGGGACAATAATCGGATTCGTTGCCTTGGAAAGACCGTACAGGGTACCAGTCTGAGAGAAGATCGCACCCAGACCAGTGATTTCACGCTTGTAAGAGTTCTGCACAGTAAGGAAACCGTAGGTAGAGCTGGTAGTCTGTGCTGTGGAGGTGGTCACATTTGCGCTGAGAGTGACCTTTTTGTTGTTGTGGTCGATGGAAAGAATCTGGATAGCGGAATGTGCAGCGTCCAGAGTGCCATCCGTTGCACCCGCAGTGGCGTACTTATATACGTCTACCGTGAGACCGACCATCAGCTTGGAGGTATCGTCAACAGTAATCGTATTGGTAGCGGACGCAGTAGCGGAAATGTGTGCCAGCACGCCAGTGCCATCACCGAACGCCATACGACCTACGTTCCACTTCGCGGCATCGTAGGAAGCCTGGACGTTGTCCATGACAGCATCCAGCATTGCGCCGGGGTCGCCCCTGCCGAGACGCACCGTCTTTTCAGAAACGCGCATATCAACATACGCGTCCTTGGAGGTGATCTGGAATTTTTCGTAGATAGGCGCGTTTGCGTTCGGCGTTGCTACTCTCTCCTGAGACATACCAAAGCCGCCGCCGATACCGATACGTGCGCCGAACCGTGCCTCGTTTGCACGGAGCTTGGTTTTCTTGATTTTCTCAAGGAAAGGCGACGCGGAGATGTTCAGCTCGTTATTGTAGAACGGAAGCACATCTTCAATCAGTACTTTTTCAATGTTAATGAGATCCTGAGGTTTCTGAGGCATAATTTTTTACTCCTTGTTTTTATATTCATCAGTGTTCTGATGTCGTGTAATTAGTTCCACCCGAACCGCTTCATGGCGCGGGTCCGGATATCGTCAAAGCTCTTAGGCTTGTTTTCGGGAATCGGGCTTGCGTTTGCCGTACCGGAGGATGGCGCAATCGTAGGAATTTCCGCATTCTGCTTCTGAATTTCCATTGCACGCTTGGTTTCCAGTGCTTTCATAACTTCCGGAGACGCAAGCGCTTTCTGCACCAGTTCTTCGGTAGTCATTTCTTTCGGCTGTAAATTGTTTAAGCCACGGTCGATAAGACCGCCGAGCATATACCGGGTAGCAGCATCCGCACCATTCAGAGCCGGGGTAGTGGAGAGAATCCGTTCAATATCCGCATCCCGGTCGCGGAAAGACGCAAACCGAGGGTCGGCATAAATCGTAGCCTTTGCAGCGTCCGCTTCCGCGATTCTGCGCTTGGCTTCATATTCATCCCGTACCGGAGCTACTTCCCGCTGTGCCGCTTCTGTAGCCTTTCGAATCGCGTAGTCAACAACATTCTTCTGCCAGTCAGCCATTGCAGCCGCCTGTTCGGATTCATCCTTGTATCGCAGCGCTTCAAAGTCGAATACCGGGGCAACATCTTCCGCGACCTGCTGTGCTTCCGGCGCGGCCTGTGGGGCAAACTGGTTCATAATCGCGCCCTCTGCCGCCTGTGACTGTTGCTGCATTGCCGCTCCCGTCTGCTGCAGCTGTGCCTGTAGCTGCTGATTCTGCGCCATAAGCTGCTGTACAAGCTGCATCATATCATAATTCTGGTTCGGCTGATCCGACGCGGGAACGGGTTCAGTCGCGGTCTGTGCCTGCGTATTTTCCATATCAGGTGCAGCCTGCGTATTTTCCGCCGGAGCCGCATTCTCATCACGTCCAACCTGTTCCATAGATTCTGTAGCATTTTCTGCCTCCTGTGCCGCCGTTTCGGCAACCGCAGCGGATTCTTCTGCGTCAGCCGCAGCATTTTCTGCTGTATTCTCGTCCATAATCGCCCTTTCCATCGAATCGCGAATGGATTCCATGGAGTATTCTTTCTTTTCGTTATCCGGCATTGTTCGCACCTCCTTGTGCCGCCATCATCTGCATCATCATTGCGTTTTGTTTCTGCGCGAGTGCCTGCTCATGTTCGTCTATGTGTGCTTCGAAAGCCGCCGCGTATTGTGGCATAGCTTTCATCAGTAGCCTGTAATCCATCGAGAGAGCGTACTTTTTGTGTTCTTCAAGATGAATTGCATCATCGTCGTAGCGGTAGCGTTCCGGGATAACACCCTGTTCCAAAAAAGTGTTCTCGCGAGACGCGTTTTTGCGCTGTAGCTCGTCCAGAGTAAAGGCATCATTCGATAGCCCATCCCCAAGGAAAAGCTCCCGCGCACGCTGTTTCGCCGATTTGGAGAGCTGTCCATTATCATCAGTGAAAGCGCCTATCTGCAAAGCCTGCACGAAGTCCTGTCTCTGCTGGTCTTTGCTGTGCCGCAGCTCGTTCTCCGCAGTAAACCGTACATCGTACGAGTTAATATCTTCCGAGCACCAGGTGTAAACATACCCCACATCATCAGAGCCGGTGATTTGCATCGTCCTGTATCCCTTTGAGTATGCCTTATTTATCCTAAGCCACACCTTAGCCATAGCAAGTACAGCATCGCGTATATTGTCAGCTGTCAGCGACATTCGCGTGTTGTCGATCTGCCGCAGATTGTCAATAGCCGTACCGGACGTTACGCCTGTCGGAGTAGCACCCACCACCATCAACTGTGATACGCCAGCGACATACTCCATATCGGACGAAATATGGTCTCTCTCCGTCATCACCGTAGACGGTAAATCGGGGTACTGTAGGAAACTCGGTTTGTCTCCGACATTGTTGTATATGAGGATCGTTCCCGGCTCGATTCCGGTCGCGTCAAGCTCATCCAGATTGGTGATAGATCCTGCCGGTGCAATAAGCGGATTTGCCGCAATTGTATCGATATAATCCTGTATCTTGTTTACGATTCGGTTATAGGTACGCTGCAAAGGTATCAAATCCTGTATCGGAGACTTGCCGAAAAACTGTCCTGCCACAGGCTTGGACTTGACTGCCACAAGCGGCATTTCCCCCGCGGGGAGATCGCCATAGTACACAATCGCGTCCCGGATAATAATGATTAGCCGCCCCTTAGGAAAGTCTCTCGACGGGTTTTCAAGGTAGGTAATTACCTTTTCTACATCGTCTACCGATTCTTTTCCCATGCCGATTGTCATGTTACTGCGTCCGTGCCCGGTCAAGGCGTTCGCCATTGGAGTGAGGACGTACGTGTCCATCGTCTTGCCTTGCAGTTTAATCCCGTACAGATCGTAGATTTCACCGACATCCCGCACCTGTTCAATGATAATGTCATGCTGATCTCGTATTTCCTGCACACAGAGCGACGCGGGGAACACTTCATAGGAAGAAACCAGCCCGAAATCCAGTCCACCAGTCCGCAGGGGCTTTTCCGGCTGCACGATTTCGCCGTTTTCATCCACAATTGCCGCTTCATTGGCTACCAAATCACCACGATTGGGATCCCAGTAGGATAAGGTAAACGCCGTACCAGTGAGTTCAGCCCAGGCAATCAGTTTATCCTTTTTCTCCTGGAAATCCGTATCACCCTGGCAGTACATCAACAGTTTCGTGGAGACCTTTGCTTTTGCGTAATCGTCCATCTCCGCCGAGCGTGGCTCTACCACCATATCGTAATTTACCGACTTAAGGTTAGCATGCCGCGTCTCCATCAGCGGGGCAATGCGATTGTATACTCTCCGCTCGTTGTCGGTTCGCGTGGGAATCAGCTCATCATCAATTCTTCGCGACGCAATGTTAATGTCGCAGTTCTGGTGTCCCGCAACGAAATTCGCGTTCAGCGTCCATTGCAACTCAAGTATGCCACGTTCATCGCGCCGTTTTTCCAGCTCCTGTGTGATGTAGCCTACAAGGTCTTCTTCGTAGACCACATCTCCCGCAGCGTCCATTGCCATAGGCGCGTCTCTCTGCCGGATATCGTCCTGTTCGTGCGGTTTTCTGCCGCCGAAAATCTTGTCGAGAATACTCACTTGCTGATCCTCCGATCATCCTTATAAGGCGATAGCACGCTCCTTGCGCTTCGCCCGATTTTGCGCTCTTCCGGGGGCTTTGCACTGTCTAAGGCAAGGATCCCGCGAATCATCCGCAGCTCCTTTACAATAATCGGGCATATGATACCGATTATAGCCACTTGCGAAGCCATCCATACGAGCGCAGCAATCAACATCACTGCATCGTTCATGCTTCATCCTTAGCGACAGTACGCTTTCTCGCGGTCTTCTGGACTGCCGGAGCATCTTCCACCGACTGCGTTTCCGGTGTATCCGGCGTTTCTTCCTCATCTTTCAACAGATCGAGAGCCGCCGCCAGCGTCTTTTTCGCTTTGTCCTTGCCGACAAACTGTACATAATCCTCTACAATATCCCCGAGACAGTCCTCACAGATAAACAGCGGATTATACCCCAGTGTTCCACGATGGATAATCAGTGTGTTGTGGTCGTAGCACTTGTCTACAGCACACTCTACCCATCTGCCGGTGCTGTAAACGTGCAGATCGAGCTTGCCATGCGCCTTACCTAATGTATTTGCCATTGCATTACCTCCTAATGCGTCCTCGCTGCATCTGCCCGAAAACGCGCTTTTTGTGTTCGTCTATCATCTTATCTTCTGGTGTCCGAGTATCCAATTCCCGTGGCACCATCGTCCGAGATACAGCCGCATACCTCGCAGCATCTACTATATGTGTGATTTCGTGCGGCTCTTTTGCACAGTCGTTGCAGTTTTTCTCATCCGCTTTGATCGTGGATATGCATCGGATAAGGTTTTTGCACGTGCTGAATATCTTCATCCGCGCCGTTTCACCATCTCCTGTAGGGTCCGGAATCCGCTTCAGACGCTCGTGAAGCTGCATCCACCCCTGTATCCGGTCGTTGCTTGCCTTTATCAGCGGTATGCCGCAGTCAAGGAAGATTTCTGCCATTGTCCGTCCGGTATCTTTGGTACGAGACCATATATCAGGTGGGGCATACGTCATATAATCCTGCTTTCTCGGTTCGGCATCCTTTATAGCTTGCGCTGCGTCCGACACAATCAAGCCGGGTCTGTATACCTCTGACACAACATATAGTGTATCGTGAGGGTCAACCGCAATATAAAGGCAGGCTGTCATGTCCAAACCATAGTCAAACGCACGGAAGATATCCCAGTGGTCCGGAATAGGAAACGGCGTAATCACGTGAACGTCTCTGGAAAACTCATCGAAGAATATCGATCCATCTACGCCCCATTCGCCAAGACCAGCTACTTTATACCGCTCCGGACGGTGAATCCGCATATCTTCAAACGCCTGTAAGTCAGTGTCCGACAACCACGGATTATCCTTATATGTCGTAGTCATAGCAAGGACGTTGTCGTGCGGGTCGTCGAAGAATCGAGCCTTTATCCATGTGGAATCACTCCATGGGTTGAACACGAGAATCACGCGCTTGAAATATCCGTCAGGCAATTCACCACGAATGGATTCATCCAGCATATTGAAGTCGTTTTCATCATCAATTTCAAACGCTTCTTCGATGAACATCCAGCACAGGACGCCAGTCGAAACGGAAACCGAAGTGACTTTAGCAGCGTTATCCAGACCCTTGAATATGATCTTCTGCCCAGTCGGCTTATAAGTAATCAGTAGCGGAGAGGACTTTTTTTCGGGGAAATCCCAATAATCCTGCACTTTTAGCCGTTTTATAGCCCATATCAAGTCGGCGCAAACCGAATCTCGCATCGTGTCAAGGACTTTGCGGACCACAAGCGTGTTGGACAGCGGATATTTCATCATATTGGATATAATCCACAGCGCGGCATGCTTTGACTTGCCGGATCCACGAGAGCCTTTGCAGACTACATAAGTCTTATCGGTTCTCCAAAAGCACTTGTACGCCGGGGCTGTGATCTCCGACAGCCTTACAACATTCTGTGCCATTATTCGCCCAGATCGTCAGCAATCACGACCGGCACACCACCTTTGATTTCTTGCTCCTGCTTTGTCGAATAGCCGTAGCCGGACATCCACAGCGCAGCCAAACTCGGCGAAATCGAGCCCTCTTCAAACATGCCGCGAACCTCATTTTCGCAGATTTCCGTGATTTTGCGCACGATTTCAGTAAATTCGGGGTCTTCGGCGTAATTTTGATACCATGTGGGGGACGATGTGCCGCAATACAGGCAAAAACCCTTGATTGTAGGCGATCTCGGAGCCGGAACATCTACAACAACCACCTGGTACGTTTCATCATCAATGATCGTCTTCTTTTTCATGTGATTCATACACTTGTCGCTGTGTAAATATTCATCAAAGCGTTCTGCCATGTCTTCTGCGTCGATCCACACCTTTCCATGGTTTTTGTCCGGTGCTACATACAGCTTCACGTTCTTCACTTTCGGCATTCTTCCACCTCCTTTCGCCTGTGCTATCCTTTATAATGTATAGTAGTGTAACCTTAAGGTAAATCCTACTTACACTCTACTATCATTTTAAGTTTGTGCTACACTATATATAGTACCAATTTAGTAACTGCTACACTATAGTTGCTACGCTCCTATAGATCAGCCCCCATATCTTGAGCCCCGAGCGGATACAGCTATACCCCCACTAAGGAGAGGTAAAGCTATCATGCCTGTGCCAGCCCCCATAGAGCCGTCACCCGTCGCATTAACACCTGCTTGCATCACACCCTATAGAGCACCATCAGTCCATGCCCAGTGTGTGATCCCACACCTGATCCTGCCAACCCAATCTGTTTATACAGGAGATTGAGACCTGTTGACGGGCACACCCACAAGCAGGAGTGGATCATGTCCGGTGTATTTTTGTGCGTCTGTGCCATCTACACATAGTACCGTTTATAGCCGGGTACTGCATAAGGCTACTATATATTGTGTTGTCAGCAATCGAAGGTATACTATCCCCTTTTTGCTTGCCTATATTATAGCATATTGAGTATACCTAAAAAGTGACATGGTTTTCTTAATGTTCTCCGTTTTTCTGCTGCAGAATACTTTATTTTTGAAGTATCAAGGCAAAAAAAAGAGCCTGCACCCGCCTATATATAATGTAGGCAAATATAGGATCAAAAAAATCTAAAAAAATTTGAAAAACCTATTGACAAGCATCGCATTGTGTGGTATAATATAGACACAGCAAGGGAAAACACATACAACAAATCAAAGGAGATACAAAAATGACAACTCTCACCACAATGTCCGAAAAAGAAATCCTTGAAATCGCATGGGAATACAAACTGAGAAAATGGATTAAAGAGCTCGACAAGAACGAGCAGAGCGTCAAGGAAAGAGGAAAAGAGAACTCCATCGCGCTCCATTGTGCGGACATTTACAAAAACCAACTTGATGAGTTGAGCGCGGCAATCATAGCCATTGAAAAAGCAGAGTGACGGGGGGAGACCCCCGGTAATGCACACGGCAACCGCCGTCCGGTCACAAGTCCGGGGGAAAGGAGATATACCATGGCAAGCTACAAAGTCGTATACACCTACAACAACGAAACGGAGCAGACCGTTGACGTATCCGCAGAAGAAGCAGAAAACATCCGTAAGAACGGTTTCGGCGAAAACTGGTGGAGCTATTCGCATATCATGATGTTTGATTTTAGCCTGTTATCCGAGGACGAACTATCCGAGGTCGCATCAGGGAATGCGGAAATCAGCAATTGTGTCGAGAACCTCTCTCTTCTTGGCGAAACGGGAACGATCTATAGCGAGACAAAATCCGCCAAAGAACTCGCGCAAGAAGAAATCAAGAAATTTGCCATCAAGAAAGACTATCGCACATATCCTCTTGTTGACATTGGGTGCTCCGAGATTTCCACGTTCATTGTAGCGGGTAAAAGACCGTACGGTGAGGACGGGACATGGGTCAAGACATTCGCATTGTCTTTCCCAAGCGACGGAGACTACTTCAAGGCGTACGTCGTTCGCGAATGGGCTGTTATTCCAGAATCGTTTAAGCTCGTCGGCACAGTGAGAGATTGGTGCCGTATCTACGATGATGATAAACTTTCGTTCTATGCCAACGGCGAAGAAATCAGCATCTACCGCAATGGATTAACTTGCATCATCCAAGTACGATAAAGGAGTGACCCATATGACCATAGCGCAATTCCACCTCTGCCGCAGCGAGCTTGACCTCGTACCCAACCGCACCGAATTTCTCAAGCGTTTCCCGGACATCGATCCGGGAGAGCTTGTGGACACCTGGGCACTGCTGCAAGACTGCAATTTTTCCACCGTCCGCGCTATGTCCGGTTTGACACAAGCCGAATTTGCGGCACGATACGGCATACCGCTTAATACGGTACAAGCATGGTCGCTGTCGCAGAGCTCGCCGAACAAGCGAAACATACAGCCGTATATGCTCGATATGTTAGCCGTAGACATAATCAACGAGCGTTCGCACCCATCGTCTGGGCCAATATATATCGTATAAATCAAAAAAGCAGGAGCCTTAACTCCTGCTTATTGTTTTTCATATTCGTAATTGCCTTTTATCTCTCGGTTAAAATACTTTCCCAGTGACGTACTGTCGTAAAAGCTCTCCCACACATCTTCCGGCACATCGAAATAGTGATACTCCGCACCGGAATCCCGGAACACCACAATCAGCATATTGTTCCGGCTGTCATACCCCACCCGCGAAAAGCACGTGCTGTCTGGTGTGTTGTACACCCACTTTGTCGCACTTTCGTATACCGTCAGCGCGTCCTGCCGTGTCTGCAAGTCCGCGCCGCACGACGCGAGACACAGCGCGAGCAGGAGAACGGTAAGTATGCGAATCACGGTTGCAGCACCCCCAGACTTTCGCATTCGTAGATGTCTGCAATATCGTATTCGTAGTATTCCTGCATCCATTCTTCCGCATTGTCGTAGTAGAACGATACAAACTTATCGTAAGGCACACCGCTGTATTGCAGTATCTCCATTGTATCACGGATAACTACACCGAGTATTTCATCTTCATATAGATAGCCAACCGCATAGAAATAATCCGAATTTGGCGTTAAATAGGCGCACTTATCATCGTCGTTGTATATCGTGACTTCCTTTCGATACTGCTTTAGTGCATGGTTTATTCGAGCATTCTCAACAATATTCTTGATTTCGCGAACGCCAAGCACAGCAAACAAGATTATACACGCGAGAGCAAAAAGCAAAGTGAGAATACACTCAGCCAATTCTTGTTTATTTCTTGGGTACATATCACATATCATCCAGCCGATTTAGCTTTCTAATTTCTTCGCGTATTTTCTGCATTCTTTCAACGCTAAAACGATACAAAACTGCATATTTGTAATACTCATCAAGTGTAATTTGGTCGGATTCAAAAAGCTCTTTCATGATATCCGGTTCTATGTTCTCAAGCATTCCACTTATTTTCGAGTATTCTTTTTGCAGTTCTTCCGTCCTGTTCAATCGTTCCGCGAACTTTCCAACATCTCTTTTGTATGCTGTATCTTCTTTGCCCGATTTCGTATCGCATCCATCTCTCAGTATGAGAACAGCGATCTCAGACCAGATTATATCCCCAAGTCTCCACGAAATATAATCACCATGCAGAATCATTGAAATAACGAGTAAAACTATGGTGTATACATACGCCACAATACGCGCCGCAATTTTATTTTCCACGTATGTTTTGTGTATGGCGTATCTATACAGGATGAAAGGAAACGGGTACAACAAGAATACAACAAGCTCCATTAGGAATGCTATTCCTAACGCAGATAATACATACCATTCTTCCGTCAATAAGAAAAACTGTATTACGAATTTCAGCGTTATAAATGCCGCGGCAGCTACAATTCCCCAATGAGCTTTGTTCTTCATTTTATTCTTCTCCGCTTTCCAAACGTTCTATTGCATTTCGCAATCCACGCATCTCTTCCAGTATGGAATTAAAAAGCGCGAGATATTTTTGCAAATCCTCATAGCTTGTATTTCCTTTGGCGTATCCGCGGTACAAATCATCTTCTGTCCTGCCGCCGACAATGTCAAAATACATGAGGTATTGCTTTTTCATATTTACAATCTGCTCTCGTCTTTCCTCGGAAGTCATACATGTACTCCTTAATCACCACTGGAACCAAGCTTTAATCACAATCAAAGCGATCCACAAGTATATGGAATAGAAAGTAAGCACCATATGTGCCCTGCGCATCATTACATACGCATATATATCTATTCCTTTTTCCATCGTCGACTGTGTATACAATCTCGTAGCTACAAACAGAATTGAATACGCGATATAGAACCACCTCGTACCGAATTTGTACGTCAAGAAAGCAGCCAACGCAAAGCCAGCAAGACTTATAATCATACTGAACTTCGTAGCAAACAGCCTTATCGTGTCATCAAGCAGGCTGTTCTTGGCGCTAAAAACTCTCTCAACCTGGAAAATCGCAGAATCTGTATTATATATCCGTTTTGCTTTCGCGTACATGACGCACAGGACGATCCACAAAATGACAATCATTTCGTCGCACCTATAATCCTCTCTGCCATATCTTCCGCATCATCCAGCTTCTTCATAAGGTCGCGCCAGAACTGCCCACGTATGGCAATCTCCGCAGTCAACAGCGCAACCTCCCGCTTGTCCGGAGCGATTTCACGTATCGCCTGTATCAGCTTCTTCTCACCCGCAGACAGCTCAATGCTGTTCTCCGGGCCTTTTTTTATGTCCTCAAAAACAATAGATTCTGCGTCCTCGCCGTACTTCGCGGCAATCTTCGACACAGAAGCCGCGCTTGGGTCCGTCTTTCCCGTTTCCCATTGGCTAACCGCACGCTGCGACACACCAGCCACTTCGGCTATCTCCGTCTGCGTCACGCCGTGTTTCAGCCGTATCTCCTTTACTCTGTTCATAACTTCCACCTATAAGATTCTGTGTACCTATAACAAAATACTATAGGTATTCTGCTTGTAAACACTTGTAATACAACTTGTATTGTGGTATAATACTATCTGTAGATAGAGTCTACAAGAGATTATTCGCTTTTATACCGTGCTACCACGCATTCCTCGAATTGTTGATACCATTCCTCCGGCAGCTTCGCCAGAGCAAGGATCAGCCGCTTCTTGGATTCCTCCGAACCCTTGAGCAGGTCGGCAAGCACATCGGTGAGTTCTTCTTCTATCGTCAGCGGCTGGTGCATTTCACCGTCTCCGTACCGCAGCCACATTTCGTTGACATTGTAAACGCGGCAGATGCTCGCAATCACCGCTTCACTTGGTGTAGTCTTACCGTTCTCGTATCCGGCTATGGTAGTCTGGGCAAGGTGCATTTTCGCACCGAATTTGCTTTGCGACATGCCGGTTTCTTCGCGAACAGCCTTAATTCTTTCGGCAATCTCCATTTTGCCCCGCCTTTCACACATTATGCAATGTGTATTATACCACAACAGGTGCTAAAAGTCAATCGAGTAGCGTTAAAAATAATATAAAAAAATAGCGAAAACCGCTTGACAAGTAACTGTAGAAGTTGTATAATAACCTTGTAAGTTAAAGGCGAAACGCGCAAGGTTGAAATACCCGAAAGCCAATAACGTTAGCTGTTAGCAATTCCAATTATTCTCCCATCCGGCAGGAGGCGGGTGTTCGTGGGCATGAAGCCTATGCGTTACACCTTCCTCGCGGCTTGGCTCGGCGTGATCCGTCACCCGGACTTCCACCGAATTAACCCGCAGTTGCAGCCGGAATTACTCCCGGAAGCGGCAGCCACCTACCGATAGTAGTAAAGTCAGATTCCATTTTTCTGGTCAGCGCATTAGCACTCGGTTGTTCCACAGAGGCAATCTCCTTTCGAATTCCAATAAAACTTGATAAGTCGTGTACCTTCATAGTTTCATTAGTCATCGATAAGCCTCCTTTATAATCGTAATCGTCAAGGATTGATTTTACCGCTTTACTCATGTGTTATCGTGTGGTTTTTTATCCACACTTCTATACGTTACCGTATAGTTCAGCATATGTCTTCATCCTGCCGGATGGGAGAATAATCGGACAACCCATTATACCACAATGCAAGGAGTTTCGCAATGGATAACAGCAAAAAAGCCCAAAAAGCAAAGGAAATCACAGAAGCCGTCTATCCGTCGATGGATGGCGAACCGAACGAACGCTTAGCCGCCTATGTCAACGGCTTCATGGACGGAGCAAGGTCAATGGCAGACAAAATCAGAAAGGAGCGAGAGAATGGAAACGAGCGTGACATTCACGCGAACGCTGACGCTGACGCCTGAGGAGGAGATGCTTCTTCTCTCAGCGGTAGCGGAGAACCGCGAACACTACGCCGTACTTACGAGACGCTACGAAGCATACGGCAAGGACACCAAGGACGTTCGCAAAGCACAGTTGGCATACGACAGCCTGTATGGCAAGATCGTAAAAGCAACCAAGGTAGGTGTGATATGTTGACAATCAAGCGAAATCACGACGGCGATCCGGTGTGTGCCGACTGCGGACACTATTTTGGAATCGACGCAAAGGCAATGGAGGTAGACGGCGAACTCGTTTGTTGGGACTGCCTGAAGAAGTGGGCAGAGGATGATTTCTCATCGTTCATGGATTATATCGCCGCGGACGAGCATGAAATCCTCTACGAACACGACATCGAGAAACTGGCAGAAGAGGACGAGCAGGAGAAACGGGAAGCCGTTGAATCCTGGATGCGGGAAGTCATGAGAATGCGGGGTGATATGTGATGACTTACACAGACTTCATCAACCGTCAGATCGACCGCAAGACCACGATCCTTACCACCATTGGTTCCCTGTCCTGCGTAGGCGCGATTTTCACCGCCTGTGCGGTCCGCTATCCCGCTACCGATTCTCCGCTCGCCTGGATCGTCTCGTGCGTCCTGTGGGCAGCTACAGCGGCCTGTGCGCTGTCCTGCATCAAGCTGCACAGCCGCAGGGCAAAAAAGAAAAGCCGGGACAACAAATGTCTCGGCTATATCCGGATCGATCCGGACGGAGGATTCTACTATGACGTATGACAAAGGAAAAACCGACCGCAACGGGGAGAAGCAGTCGGCTGGGTTGGCAAGATCGGTCGGGGTTGACCGTCTCCATGCAAGTACATTATACACTACCGACGAGGATTTGTCAAGCACTTTGTCACCACCAATGACAGGCGTAGCACTGGACGGATCGTTAACCCTGATGGGATTAGATATTTCCCACCTGCCATTGTTGGCACGAAAGGCAATCGCGAAATTATTCTTATATGAGCATCAATTGTAAAGGAGATATAGACATGGAAAGCATGGAAATCTACACCAAAGTAATGGAAACGCCAAAAACCGCGCTGAAAGCCATCGCAGCCGGACGGCTGAAAGGCATGAGCGACATCAATCCGATGTACCGCATTTATATATTGACAAAAACATTTGGTCCTTGCGGCTTTGGATGGAAGTACACGATCAACAATAAAGAGATCATGGACGGCGCGAACGGCGAGAAGATCGCAGTTGTGGACATTGACCTCTACGTCAAGTGGGAAGGCGAGTGGTCCGAAGCGATTCCCGGAACGGGCGGATCGTCATTCATCGCGAACGAACGAAACGGCGCATACACCAGTGATGAGTGCTACAAGATGGCTCTCACCGACGCGCTCAGCGTAGCGTGTAAGGCACTCGGCATCGGAGCAGACGTGTATTGGGCAGCAGGGCATACCAAGTATGACACACCGCGACAGACCGCGCAGAACGCCCCCAGACAGCCGCAACAGCAACCGCAGGCAAACACACCTGCACAGCCGCAAAACCTCGCACAGGACGCGCAGAAGCTTCTCTCGCCACGTCAGAGACTAATGCAGCTCCTGCAAGCGCGGAACATTGACGTGAAGCAGTACATGACAGCTAACAACCTGACCAAGGAAACGCCGGAATCCGAAGTCATGCGAATGGTCGCAGAGCTGGAACAGATTCCCCCGGCACCGGAACATGTAGCATAAGCAGAGTGGCTGACCGTTTCGCGACGGTCAGTTAATGCGGTATCCGAAAGGGTAGCGGTCACAACCCCGCAAGAAAGGAAAGGAAGACTATGGGCGAAGAAAAAACTATGCTCGAAGAAGAAGAGCAGGAGCAGGAAGAACAGAGTACGTTCACCATCACGGACGATAAGTCCGCAGATTGGGCAATCAAGAAAATCAAGGAAGCAGAGCGCGAACAGAACCGGCTCCTTGCCCTCGTAGACGCGGAACGCGCGGAATTAGACGTGCGCGAAAAGCAGATCACCGACCAGTACGAAAACCGTACAGCACACCTCAGAGAGCTTCTGGAAAGCTATATTCGTCAGGTATACGAAAACGGAGACGCAAGCGAAACAAAGACACAGATCACCTACCCGCTCCTGTCCGGCAAGCTCGTGTTGAAGAAACAGACAACCAAGCTCCAGCAGGACGATAAAGCCTTGACAGCTTGGTGCCGGGAGCACCTGCCGGAACGCGTGAAAGCCACATATAAGGCAGAATGGGCCGAAATTAAGAAGAATGTCAAGGTAGTGGATGGAGTCGCTATCTACGAGCCTACAGGCGAAGTAATGGACGGCGTTACAGAGACCACCACAGAGCCGGAACTCAAGATCGTATGACGGACACGACCGCAAGACTGCGAGACATGACGCAGGATATAAAAACCGGGAAATTCGTGCTGTCCATCGAGCTGCAAGACCCAATGGCAGCTATGCGAGTGTGGGACGAGCTGCACGGAGACGATAAAGTCTCCGTGCGGTTCGCCAAACTCCGCAAGAAACGTTCTCTGGACAGCAACGCATATGCCTGGGTGCTGATGGACAGATTATCCGCGAAACTTCTGATACCCAAAGAGCAGATATACCGTCACTACATCACAGAGATAGGCGGCGTGTCAGACACGGTATGTGTCCGCACAGAAAGCGTCAACAAGCTGCGTGAAACCTGGGCAAAGAACGGTCTCGGTTGGCTCTCGGCATCGTTCCCGTCAAGCACACCGGGATACACCAACGTGATCCTCTACTACGGCAGCAGCACATACGACACCCGGCAAATGCACCGACTGATAGAGTTAATCGTACAGGACTGCAAAGCACAAAGGATCGAAACAGCAGACCCGGCAGAGCTGAAATCGCTACTGGAATCATGGGATAAGAAATCCGCAGGAGGTTGATATGGCAAGCATCAGCGACAAGTGGAAGCACGAACTCAATTCGCTGTCACAGAAGGACTATATTGCCCTCACAAAAGCGATCCTGTTCGACCTTCCGGAGCCTAAAATAGCCGCCGCAAACCAGTACATAGCCGACAGAATTTTTTCCAGTTTAAGGGAAAGAGACAGGGCAAAAACTGGAATGCAGAAGTCTCGAAAAAGCCGTAACAATTCCGTAACGTTACAAGAATGTTACAGTAACAACGGCGTAACGTTACAGGAATGTTACAGTAACAATTCCGTAACGTTACAGCAAGAAGAGAAAAAAGAGGTGTCCCCCCTTTTTCCCCCCCTCTCTTCTCCCCCACACCCC